GGATCAGCTTTGTACTTCTGACTGAGTGTGGTGTTTCCGTAGTTGGGATTTTTCTTGCCACTATAATCTAACGTCTGCGAAGCATGTCTGCCAGCAGCGAGAGTAGGATCAGAATAACCTAGAGCTTCTGCTACATCTTTACCTACAAACCACACTTCGTTATCAATTTCTACTGTTCTGACAGTGCCAAATTGTGGGTGAGTGAACACTGTTGGGGGTTCTGATACTGATTTTTCTTCTGTAAAAGTAGCAATATTATTATTTACAAACCAGTTTACTGGCTTCTTGTCAGGTGCCAACTGTTCGAATCCAGAGAAATTGATAATAATATGTTTATGGCCATCTAGGATGATATGATCTATATTTTCCGGTGAAACATGGTATTTTATAGCTCGCCAGGTGTCTTTGTAACCACAGATAGCTGCAACATCTTTACCGATGAACCATGTGGTGCCTTCAATGATAGAGTATCTGAGAGGGATTGAAATTGAATCATTAGTGTGGTATAGTAATGTGTGGGTATTAGTAAAAGTCTTCATATAAAATACTCCTTATGATTTATAAACTTGTTTACGGGTTAAAGCTTCAAGCTCATCATAGTCATACTCAGTTAAGTGGGAATCTGTAGTATTGATCAGGAACTCGTTGGGTTCGAAAGATGAGAGAAGTGAATCTAAGAGTAGAAGAGTGTTTTGTACACCTAGATTGTAGCCTTTTACTGCATCTGGAGGTGCAGTAGATAGAATGGCTGATTTGTGAGAATCAAGTTGTTTCTGGAGTTCTTGAGTAAGATTGACTCCAATAAAAGTAATGTCGTTCATATGTGCCTCCTGTGATTTCTATCCCTTTCGGGATAAGTGTATTATAGCACTGGCTACGAAAAATGTCAACAGAATTTTACAAACTTGTTTAGAAAAATAAAAACAGGTGAATCAGGAAAACATATATAATAAGGAAGAAACTCTGATCTGGAAATCGAGTGAGAGAGATGTGATGATCGGAGAATCTGGGAACATGGATCCGAAATCTGAACTTGGTGTCAAAAAAGCTCTGCATCCCCCGAAAACACTGCGTTTTCAAGGCTTTCAGGGCATAAGTACCCCCGGTTTAAAACGTGCGAAAATGCTTATTTTCAAACCTTTAGTGGGCAGATATGAACAGTTTGGGCTGATTTTGGTTGTTTCTGACTGAAGTAGTAGGAATGCTATGAAATGCGCAACGGTAAGATGTATCGTTTTACAAATGCCCCGTTTTTAAGGCTTTAAAGCACTAAAGTGGATAGCCCTAGTATACTTTAATAATTCAGTGTTATACATCTGTACCGTAGCAAAATTTTACAGTATTGAAATTTTACAATTGAAAAATTTTACAGTGATAATACTATAGAATTTTACAGTACTAAAGCAATCAGAATATTCAGTCAATATAACGAATTGTATTGAATTGTGTCTGATTTCTCTGATCGAGCCATAGCGTTTTTAAGATTGTGAATACAATTTTGCTTTAAAACTCAATGTTTCTGACAATTGTTTTCTTTTGCAATAAATTATCTAATAATTCTTACTAGAAGTTTAACTGTATATACATTTTAACAAATTGAATAGAAAAGAGGCTATAATTTATGTCAAATTATGAATATAACAAGAAATATGCGGAAGAGTGGAATAAAAACAATACAAAAAACATAACTATCAGATTATCAAACTCACAATATGAAAAATTGCAAAACTATTGTGATTCTAACAAAATTGCGCGTGCAACTTTCATTAAATCACGTATTGCAGACATAATTGAATAAACTATATATATTATCTGATATATTATCTTTTATAAGACGTATTACTTTGTATAGTTCATCTATACTACTTTCGCTAATACGTCTTACAATCTGTATATAATCACGTCTTGTCATACGTCCGACATACTGTATATTTATACACTGTGTAATACATATTACACTCTGTATGCAGGCAATATGATTTGGACAACCTTTATTTTTCGCTTTAATAGGAAGTAATTTTTCACGAAAAAACTTTTTTTCATGCCAAAAAGCCTGTATTTATGCGGGTTTGCGGGCTTTTGTAAACGTGTAAATAAAATTATTTTCAAAAAAGTGTTGACATTCTATGTAATCCGTAGTAGTATAAACGTGTCGACAGGGAAGAGCAACAAACCCTAGTCGGTGGGATGATGCTTCTTAGGAAGTGGGATTCCCTAGTGTAAGAGATGAAACATCAACTATAAACAGAGAAATAAAACTTTTTCAAAAAAAGTACTTGACATAGACAAACGCCTATGGTATAGTACAATCACCGACAGGGAAAACCTGTTGAACAACTAAAAAATCCCCTGCTGACGACAGGGGATGCACAACTGAATAGGAGGTGATACCATGACCTTAAAGGGCTTCGACGTTCCGCAAGGTTACATGGGATGGGTGGACTCTATCCAGCGGTATATGCTTTTTGCATCATACCGTGACTATAGAGAATACCTTGAATCATAGGGGGCTTTGCCCCCTAACCCTAAACAGTTCATAACTATTATACCACATAGCCTTGCATGATGCAAGAGTACGCTCTTTGAAAATTGTATAGTTAGCACGTCTACACCTTGATGGGTAGCTTGCCACGCTTGTATTTTCACCTTGATGGGATTATACAGGAACTTTACTTCGGTAAAGAGTAAGAGTGCGAAACTATCTTCATATGCACATCAACAGTCTACGGACTAACTATATATTTTTTTAAGAGATAAACAGGATTATAATTCAGGAGGATAATACTATGAAAAACTTTAAAATTTACATTGCAGGAAACACTGAGAAAGAATTAGTAGCACCAAAACAGGTTGTCAATGTTGAGCGGTTTGGTACTGATATTCAACTTGAGTATGACAGACAGCACTATTTACAGTTGTCAGATAAATACGGCAAAGCTGTAGCATCAAGAACTAAAGCCCTTGAAAAAGGTGAAGTTTCTAAGGTTAAAAAAGCTGACCTTGATGCTAAAGTTGAGACAGCTAAAGAGGCTCTTGATACATTCAAGAGTGAACTGGTTGAGCGGTATTCAGAAGATAATTTCTGCCCTAAACCAACAAATAATCGCATTGCTAGTATTTATGTATGGGCTTACTTTAAAACAGGTGGCACATTCACACTGACAGGTATGCACTCACTCTACATCTATGCTAAAGATTATCAGGCTACATACAATGATACAGAGTCATTTGATGCTGACCGCCAGAAAGCCTTCAAAGAGGTCAAAGACCTCTGTAAACAGGTCATTGCACCTGTATTCAACACTACATCTGACGGTGAAGATTCTACATACAAGAACTTCACTTTAGGTGCTACACCTGCATGGGTAGCTAACAATGTGTGCTCTTTTATCTGGGGTTCACTTTCAGCAAGTTCTAAGGGCTTAAAACGTTCCTACGGCAAAGAAGTAGAAGCACAGAGACAGCTGATTCTTTCTTGCCTTGAATACTTAGGTATTCCAGTAGAGGACTCTGTTAAAGTTTCAGCAGAAGAATCTATGGAGACACGCATGGCATAATCGTGCAGATATACTCTGCCTATGACCACCGGTCATAGGTAGGAATATCAACATGATGGGAGGAAAAAACTATGAAACCATGTTCACAGGTTAAAGGCTTCGGCACTAACTTTCACGGGTATGTTTTACCTAAATATTCCCTCTTTGGGAATGTCAATGGCGTACTCTATGTATGTACTAGCTTTGGTTACATACATACTATTTTAGATAAAAAGTCTAAGACTAAAGACTTTCCACTGAAAATTTGGAATGGCTATAGATGGACAGTCGGCACGACCGAAGATTACCCATCTATCAAGCGGTATATTGTAGCTTTCATGCGGACTAAAGATTATATTCACGAAAAATCTATACCGTGTCGTAGAGATACTAGAGCTATAGCTTCTATAGTTCCACAGGTTAAAAAACATCCGCAGCCTATGTATGGCTCACGTAGTGGATGCTATAGTCAGGCGCGTGTAGATGGACAGGGTTATGATATTTCATGGGAAGAAGATTCTAAACCTGTCTTTGGGCATGGATTGCCTGTTAAATACGAAACTGGTCATAGAATGCCACCAGCAGGTTTCAATGCTTTTGAAGGGTACACAGACACTCCAGAAGCGAAACGGCGTGACGGTATGAAAGTTAAACAAATTAAATGCAGACCAGGGAAAGTCTATGTTGTAGATTAAAGAGAAAAATTATGCAGATTAAAACATATGCAGACGCTTTAAAAGCGGCAATGGAGGTGCAATCCCTCCATCTGGTTTTAAATTCAGAGGTTATGCCACTCTAAAAGGCAGGAGGAAAATACAATGAAGAAAGCGACTATTTTTAACCGGATTATATCACACGAAACCACATCAGTAGAAATTATTTCCGTTTTAGGCAGAGAACTCTACATTTACAATGGAATTTATTGGACCGATGTACTCAATAAATTTGGCTTCTCTTATACTCCAGAAGCATTCTGCCAGTATATTGCTGACTATGAAGCATGGGTTGAACACAACGGCAGTCCTTGCTTTGAAATTCTGGAAGGCAAAGCAAAATACAGAAAAGCTATCAATTCAGCTAAGGAAAAACTGAAAGAGTTCTTTGATGAATATGACTATAGCTTTTTTCCTGAACTGTACAAATCTCTGTCAGCAAAGGAAAAGGAAGCTGTTGTATTAGTTCTGAGACATTCAGAACTATATGAACATAGTACAGCAAGCATCTTCTTCCCATCCACAAGCGAACTGTCTCTCTTATGGAAGGATTCTGTAAGAAAACAGAAACACAGAACAAGTCTGATAGTCCATGTACAGGGGAACTATTATGACCTTAGTGTCGACATGTTCACAAGCGAAGTAGTAGATTATGTGGACATGGACATCATAGAAGGAAATTTTTAGGAGGAAAATATCATGATTAACTTAAAGAAAACAACAAAGGAACTGGAAGGAATCAACTTCGTAGCATTCAGCAACAACGTAGTAGTAGTGAACACAACTCCACATCCTGTAACAATACAGGACATGGATGGTACACTAATCACTGTACCTACTTCTGTACTGATCAATGCCAAGGCAGAAGAGCGGAAAGTCTCTAATCTGTTTGTCCGGACAGAGTTCGTAGGAACAGAAGAAGGTAAAGAAACAATAGAGAGAATCAAGTCTGTTTACAACAGACAGTTCTCCAATGGAACCCTTGTGATTGTCGGTAGTATTATAGCTGCACAGGCATACCCTGGAGAAGTAGCAGCTATGACACCTGTAGAAGGATTTGAGCGTGTAGCACCAGACCAGAAGAGAATGCGTTGTGACAAGTTCACAACTTTCGCATAAGGAGGGTAATCGTAAAGAAATGTATGAAAAACGTTCTGCTGAAATTGCAGCTAGGAGGAAATCATTATGAACAAGGCAGACAAAGTAAAACAAAAATTAATTAAAGAAGTAGTAATCCCTTCATTGATAGGAGTGTTAATAGCACTCCTTTTTTTATTGGCTGTAGTAAAGCCTACAGGAGCAAGTGAAGACAGCACTCGTCCAATGACGGGCACTGTCTATTTTATTTCTGGACGCTCTGTATCTATTGTGTCTCCTGATAAACAAACGTGGAGCTACAAAGGAAAAGGCTTTTCTGTCGGAGATACAGTATCTTGCGTTGTGTCTAACAACGGAACATCCAAGGCAGCTGATGATTATATTAAATCAGCAGTTGTCAGCGAAGTTGACTGTTTACCTGCGGAAATAGAAGTTGGCTCAGAGGGAGCACTTGTCCACTACGCAAGCGAAACATATTATTTGGAAAGGAAGTAGCGCCAGCATGAAATTAGAAGTATTATATAAAGAGCTGTCAGGAAACGACAGTTTTGAAACACCAGAGGATAGAAAATCAATCTATCTTGATAAGTTAGAGAAACAATATCCAGGAATTTTATGCAGTTTAGCACAATGTACGGTAGTTAAGACTACCGATTTGGATTATGAAGATGAAGGTTTTTACACAACGGAACCTATAGATATAAATCCAAATTGGTGGACTGTGATGACGAAATTCCCGAATGGAGCAATCTGTTTATTCTACAATGGAGCAATGGAACGCTTGAGTATGATCATAGGCGGTAGTTATTATGTAGCTTGTAGCACCGAAAACAGAGTAGTTATTATTGCTCAAGAATATATGTCTTTGGATAGATTTAAGAGGCTTACACAAAGGAAATATAATGATGTAGGTTATTTCTACAATGCAGAATCAGGCAAATTTGCTCTTGTCTAAACTATGCCAATAATCTATAATCTCTGTAGGAGGTTAACATATGCAGAGAATTATAGAACCGGCATTAGCCAAAGCAAATATGTCCAAGACAGAATTAGGACGTAAGATGGGTGTAACGCAGCCAACTATATGTCAGAGAATCCAGAGAGGGAAATTTACTCTGGATGAGCTATGTAAAATAGCTCACTGTATGGGGGCAGAGTTCAACTGTTCCTTTGATTTTCCAGATGGAACTCAAATTAGCACAAGGGAAATCTTGAAAGGAGAGTGATATATGTATTACGTTAGTATATTACACAGAATCCCTTATACTACCGTTGAATATACAACGGAAACCTACTTTATAGATGAAAATGCGGCAAATAATTGGATTGATAATATCTTCATGCCGTATGAATTTCATCCAGATCTATGCACAATAGCAGACAGAGGACCAGCTTCATGGTCTAAAATAGGTGTGCTTTGTGCTGACTAAAGACATCTCGTAAGAGATGTCTTTTTTATTGGAGGAATTAGCTATGACATATAAATATACTACTGTCCGCATACAACGGAAAGAGGCTCTTTTGGGTTGTACAGTACCTAAAGGAGCCTTATTTATTAGAGGCAACGGTCTCCAGTTTATCTGCACAGAGAGACCTAAAGATCCTATGAATATTCCTGTGTTAATGTTTCAGAATGGAAACTGGCACAGAATTTCAGTGTCTGTTATGTATTCCTATCTTGCAAGAGAGATAGTGAATTTTATCTAAAGGAGGAGTTTTGCTATGAATAATGTCTACACTATTCAAGAAATTATGACTTTGAAATTCTGTGAGTTGTCCAATATAGTGTATGAAGCTATCTTAGCAGAACTCACAAGGCAATACAAAGATATGATTGATAAACTGTTGCCTATCTTTGATAAGGCACCTGTATATCAGTTAGACCAGTATGTAGATATCTATAAATTTATAGTAGTTATATAAGATATATAAGAAAGGAAATAAAAATCATGAAGAAATTATTAGCAGTAGTATTAACAACTATGATGATAACAACCCCAGTATCAGCAGCTCCAACAACAGATGGAGAATACAAAGACCTATATCCTCTGACAGGAATAGTAACAGAGGTTGAGCACATGGAAGATACTGATCTGATTACTATGACAACTGCCAATGGAAATCAGTTCTCTTGGTACGCTGACGCAGAAGACTGTTGGTCTATTAATGACCTTGCTTCATGCATCATGGAGTCCAACGGAACCGAGATTGTCTATGATGATGAAATTGTAGACGCACACTATGCAGGTGGGCTTAAACAATTTGCTCGGTATGCAAGGGAGGACTAATCATGAAATATAAACTTAGAATCTATTTCAAAACAGGTTCCAACAAAGGAAATCTAAGGAAAGAAGAGTTCTTTCCTACAAAGGAACTGATGCAGGAAAGATATGAGGAACTGTTTAATTCTAAAGACTATGCTCTTAATCCTACAACATGGGAATTGATAGGAGATGAGTGGCTGAGAATTTTTTAAAGTAGAAAATAAAATATACTGCATAAGCAGTATATTTAAGCATCTTGAATTACTCAAAAAGGGTAGCATGAAATCTAGGGTTACCCGTTTTCCTCCAAGATGTTTAACTATGCTACTTAGAAAGGAAACAATATGTTAAAGAAAGTAACCAGAAGAGAAGCACAAAAAGCACTTGTTGCAGGGAATCCTGTATATTTGCTTCCGAATAGAATGCAAGTGAATTCACCTTGGGCGCATCCATTCAAAGTGAAAACTCCTATGTCAGAAGAGAAATTTAATCGTCTGATAATGAAGTACGAACATGCTTGTTGTACTGTAGATACAGGAACCGGAAGTTTCTGTTATATAGATGCTTGACAAGAGAACAGATGTTTGCTATTATAAACACGTAAATAAAATCGGGAAGGAGAATAAGATGAGACATATTTATGTAAAGACACCTAATGGTTTAGGTAAATTAAATTTTTATGATGGATCATTATGGCATTCTCACTACATAGTAGACCATTATAAACATGATTCAAAGTTTTACTCTGGATACTATGAAGGAAGATATATAACTAACGCATCCTGCTATGGAAAAGAACATATCAAGTTTCTCAGGAAGAGACCGCTGATTGATCTGATTACCAAGAGAAAGGAATGACTATGCAGAACATATATGTATATAATCGTAAAGATAAAATAGGAAAGCTGATATGGTATAGGGGTATAGTCTTTTACCCTTATGTAGTCACTCATAGTCATTCCTACAATAGAATGTTTTTATATAGTGGCTCAGTTGATGATAGAATTGTTGTAGACTGTATGGTTTACAGAAAAGATGAAATCAAGCTCTTACATAAGAAACCATTGAGACATTTCATAGAAAAGAGGCAAGGCAAATGATAGGAGAATACATTAAAGACCCATTTTATGGGTTAGGCAAAGTTATAAAATTCAGACCTGACAGTAGTGAACTTGTGTACTTTTTCAAAGCAAATGATAACCTACATGATGGTGCAATAGAGCCAGGTTCCTGTCCAGACAACCATGGTTGGTGGTTTGGTTCTGACGACATTAAAAGAATGAAGTACCTTCCTCCGCTAGCATCATTAATAGAGAGGAGGCAACAATGAAAATAGGTGATATAGTATGGCGAAGCAATTCTGGTATGGGAAGAATAATAGATATTAGATCTTCCTCAGCGCCATATCTAGTTTATTTTTATAAAGAAAATAACCGTTTGTATAATGGCAACGATAGAGGCCCAGATTGTCGCTATTGGTGGTGCTTCAGAAGTTCACTTACTCTTGTCCGTTCTCTGTCTTTGTGCAAGCTAATAGAAAGGAGAAGAAATGCAACATCCTAAAGAATTAAATATAGGTGACATAGTTTATCATAAATATTACGGTATAGGACAAATAGAAGATATTGACAAAAGTTTTGAACCATTCCAATATTTAGTCTATTACTATAAAGAAAACATTTCATTACACAATGAAAATGGTGGCTCAAATTATCACTATTGGTGGTCTTGGATAGAGGATCTGATATCTATTTCGCCACTTCGCTTTTTAATAATAAGGAGGCAGCATGGTTGATTTAAGGAAGAAGCTCCGGTCTGGAATGATAGCTGTCACACCAGCAGGAAGCTATCTTGTTCTTACCGATTGCGAGACGGCGAATTATGGCAGTCAAGATTTTTGTATTATTGGACCTGATGGTTTTATGATAGGCAGTGACTACGATGAAAATTTAAGCAGTATTAGAGACATATACTCTATAAATGCCCTATATAAGTTAACTGTAAATAGACTTACCTATAAAATGGAGTATAAAGATAAAGATTTAATTTGGACAAGGGATCCAAAAAATCTTAAACAATTAATAATTTCAAGGAGGTTTTCAAGATGAAGACAGCAAAGGAAAGACTCTACAGAGTTGATTATGCCGAAGAAAAGCTCGGTGACACAGTAACTAAGGAACTTGTGAATACCAGTGAGTATGAAAAAGGCTACGGAATCATTCAAGCCCTTGAATCATGTGAAACAAAGGGAGAGCTTGATGTTTTAGATGAAGTTCTGACTGCTTTATGTGGTCATGGTATTGAGTATCTCACCAACTTAGTAGAATGTGACTGCTAAACTATGAATTAAATTAGAGCTGTGAAAACAGCTCTTTTTTATTATATAAAAAAGAAAAGAGGAAAACAAAATGGAAAACATCGTTTACAACACAGTTATGAGCAACTTATTAATCTCTGGTACAAAGGCATGTGCAGTAATTCCAAGGGAATTGATGTCTGTCGATCCAGCTTACCAGCGGCTGGAAACACGAAATCATAGAAAAATTAAAGCAATGCATGACAATTTTGATCATATGATTATGGATGCATTATTAGTGGTGCCACATCCAGAAGAGTGCACTTTTTCTATTGTAGACGGTTATGGTCGTTTTATTGCATCAGAAGGTATTTTAGATAAACTCGAATGTGTTGTTATTACTTCAGCTCCCGAAGACCCGGATGAGAGAAGACATTTCGAAGCAAGTATCTTTACAAGACAGAGCTTGTATACTGAAAAAGTTACTCCGCTGCAGATGCATAAGGCAAATCTTATCTTAGGTGAACCGAATGCTGTAGCGTTGCAGGAAGTGGTTGATGAATATAATTTAAGCATTGCAGAAGACAAAGGGGTAAGAAAACCAGGAACTATTGGTAGTTACACATCCGCTTACAGGATAATTAAAGCAAAAGGTAAGATAGCTTATGAAAGTATTATATCTACTTGTTGTAAAGCTGGTTATAACTTATCAGGAGATGGATTATGTGACAAGATAATTAGGAACTTATATAAAATTTATTGCTTCTACGGAGATATTGGATTAGTAAAAGTATTGCCTATTATGAGAGGAACTGAGCCAAGTACACTTAAAGCAAAAGGAATAGCTGCTTATCCAGAAAGAGTTGAATTAAGTCTTGCTCTCTACCTGCAGGACTATTTAGTATCTCTTGGCGAGCCTAAACAGTTTAACGAGAAAGGAAAGAAAATTTCTTAAACAAGTTTGTAAAAAGTATTGACAAGTTTTACAAACTGGTTTATAATGCAGTTACAGTTAAGAAAGGAGAAAACAAATGGCAACACTTATTAGTTTTTATAAAGATAATAAAATTACCTCATCAGAGGTAGAATCTAAGGACATTGATATTGTCCTTGGTTTCCTTTTCAAAAACTATGTCTTAGGAGAAGACATCACAGAGAACTTTGATTCAAAGTTTCTCTACATCGAGGACAGCAAGTTTAAAATGAAACCTCTAAACAAGAAAATAAAAAAGTTTACGCAAGAAAAAGAGGATTCTGTAGAGGTTCTGATTCAGTTTGAGGAGCTCGCTAAGAGCTACGAAGTAGCTTATATCTTTGACCAGTATGAGGTATTCAAGTTTGAAAACGGTGACTATAAAGATCTGGATGAGAGAGATTATAAACTCTCCATTTGTAAGCACTGCGGAAAGATTATTTCCGGATCTTTAGTCAATGATTATTGTCCAGAATGCTTCGTAACCTATGGAGTACAGGAAGTGTTTGAACAGATCCAGTCAGACGACAAAGAGCTGTATACAGAGTACGAGACAGTTTCAAAAGTCATGAATACAGTGGAAGCCTTTTATGACAGAATCAAAGATAAAGGCGCATTAGCTGTACAGAGAGCAAAAGAAATCTCTGAACAGTACTTAGGAAAAGAACAGATTCCACAGGAATTATATGAAACAATTTTAGGAGGATTTGTAGCATGAATAAAGAAACAATGAAACAGGGTATGATTAAAGTTCTGAATATGTATGATATCCCTTGGGGTAATTCAGCCATTGATAAAATTATCAACACATGGGCAGACAACAAGGCACCTTTGATTGAGTTATTAAGACATCATCCGAATTGGAATGATGAAAAATGCTATGTAGCATTTGATCAGAACATCAAGGGACAGCCAGACGAGGAGAAAATTTATAATTTCATTAATTGGATGATTAACAAGAGAAGATACACAGATGCTTTGGATGCATTGAGATATTATAGAGAACAGCTTCTGGATGAACGAACAGCTTCTTTAATTAAAGAATGCTATCCTGATATTAAAGGTATTTCAGCAGGTCAGAAAACCTCAAGAGCAGTGAAGAAAATCTGTACACTTATAGGTATTACTTCTGATACCTATTCAGATTTTGAAAAGAGGTATGCCAAATATTCAGATGCAATCAATCCATTGGATGTTGTCCGGCACACTATCCTGTCAGTTAATCCAGTTGATTATCTGTTGTCCTCCAATGGAAATAGCTGGTCATCCTGTCATACACTTGATAAAAACAATCCTAATGGTTACTCAGGATGCCATTGTTCTGGAACAATGAGTTATCTTCTTGATGGAACTACAATGGTTTACTATCAGGTAGATAAAGAGTACGACGGAAATGACTTAGAGTTCGAGCCGAAAATCATCCGTCAGTTATTCCATTATAAAGATGGAATCCTTGTACAGGGAAGACTCTACCCTCAGTGCAATGATGGTAAAAACTCACTGTACACTCCAATTAGAGCACAGCTTCAGAAAATCATCGCTGATTGTTTAGTGGCTCCTAACCTTTGGAGAAAGAAAGGCGGCACCTCTGCTTGTTGCTCAGTTATTAATTCTGAAGGTACCCACTACAGAGATTATGAGTGCCAGAGTGAGTGCTCAGTAAGTAAAATTATCAAAATGATTCCCAAGGGAAGAGTAGATAATAGGCATATGACAGTTGGACATGATATCTACTGTGTAAAATGTGGAGATTGGCATGATATGGAAAGCACTCTTCTTTGTGAGGATTGTCATGATAACTATGGTGACAGTGGATCTCATAGATGTTGTGATTGCGGTGATCGCTATGACGAAGATGAAATGTACTGTATCAATGGAGAATGGTATTGTAGTGGTTGTTCCACTTATTGTGATTACTGCGGTGAAAGAGTACCCAATTCGAGTATTCATTATTACAGGGAGTTAGATGAGGACATCTGTGATGAATGTATCTCTGAAGATTTTTCCACTTGTGACTGTTGTGGAAAGTTAACTAACAATGATGATTTGACTTATATTGAATCTACAAATGAAAATGTTTGTGGCAGATGCTTAGAGAACAAATATGCATATGTAGATACTGAAGATGAGTATTATCCCATTGAAAAAGTAAATACTTGCGTATGTGGACAAACTTACTTAATTGAAGAAGGTGACAAAGGACTTTGTCCAGACTGTATAGAAGAGGAGACCGGAGATGAGTAAAAATAAATATAAAATTACAGAATTAGAAGAGATTTTGAGAATGAAACAAATGACTTTAAAGAGTCACCTGGAAGCCAAGTTGGAAGCAGCAGGTTATGAGCCTAAATCAGAAGATGGATTCCTCTATGCTAAGGGAACTTTCCCAGTACTCTTAGTTGCTCATATGGATACAGTACATGAAGAATGTGTCCAGAAAATCAAATACACTGGAGCAATCATGTCTTCTCCTCAAGGGATTGGGGGAGATGACCGGTGTGGCATCTACGCTATTCTGCAAATTATTAAAGAGTATCATTGTTCTGTATTGTTTACAGAGGATGAAGAGAAAGGATGTATCGGTGCTGAGAAGTTTGCTGTAAGTGACTATATAGTAAACAATGATATAAATTATATCATTGAAATTGATAGAAGAGGGACCAATGACTGTGTATTCTACTCTTGTGACAATCCAGATTTTGAAGAGTTCATAGAGTCTACTGGATATTTCAAAACAGCATGGGGTTCTGTGAGTGATATATCAACAATTGCTCCGGCACTCGGTGTAGCAGCAGTCAATTTATCTTCTGGTTATTTCGACGAACACACTACAAGAGAAACAATCAATGTAGAGGCATTACTTTCTACAATTGAAGAAGCGAAAAAGATTCTTGCTTTACCATGCGAGGAACCATTTGAGTACATTGAAGCTGCCTATGGTGGTTATGGAAACTGGTGGAGAGATTGTGATGAAGAAGCATCACCTATTAGCACTGATTACACAACAGCTTATACAGATGATTGTACTTATATATTCTCGAAAGAGGAGAAGGCAAAGAAATTCTTCCATATTTATCTTCAGACTTACAGCGGAAATGAAATCTGTTGTGAAATCCTCGCAATAAATGAAATGGAAGCAATTGGTATGGCTTTAAGTCATTATCAGTATTATTCTGCTTGTGACATTATTGATATAAAATCACAGTAAAGGAGGAATGTTTATGCCAAAGTATATGATTGACCTCTAGCCCACTAAGAGGTTTTCATATAAATTACAACTGAATATAGAAAAATTACAACTGAATATGGGTAAAGATTAAAACAAACAACAAAAAACAAATTTCAAACAAGAATAGGAGATTATGATTATGATGAACACAACTATTATTACAAAAATTATGGCAGCACTTGGACAGGACGAGCTTAAAGAACTCATCGGAGCACTTCAGGGAATGGTCTCTGCACCAGAGACAGTACAGAAACATTGGGAGCCAACAGAAGGTGAGCAGTACTTCTATCTGTGGGGTACAGGCAAGAAAGATGGCGGAGTATTCACAGCAGAGAACCAGAAAGATGTGATGCGTTTAGCAGTAGGCAACTGCTTCAAGACTGAGGAAGAGAGAGATGCAGCCGCTGAGTATCTGATGATTGTAGCAGAGCTGAAACGCTTCGCCATTGATCACAACGATGAGATCGACTGGGACGATCACTCTCAGAGAAAATACAAACTCTGCTGGAACAGAGAGACAGAGAAAGTTGATTCCACATGGAGCAGAAGAAAAATTACAGATGGTATTTACTTCAGCTCTCATGAGGTAGCAATGGCTGCTGTCGAAGCTGTAGGAGAGGATAGAATCAAAAAGTTCTATCTTCCAGATGCTGAGTAAACAATAAAATAAACAGTTCTCTTGGGGTTCGACTCCCCAAGAGAATTATCAAGGAGCTATTATGGAATTAGATAAGTTATTAAAAAAGAGAAGCATAATAAGCTGCACAATCAAGGACGGGATTTGTATTGTACAGTATGCTTCAAAGGAAATGAAACTATTAGATATATCAGGTATGGGTATTGTAGAAGTACTTGATTTTATATTGGAGGAATAAGATGAAAGTTGGAGATAAAGTAATAGTTGATCCTAGATTGCATGGATGCATATGGTGTATTCCTGTGGAAGAAGTTAAAGGAAAAATTATGACTATAATATCCATAAATAACCCTAGAGGTTTTGAGGCTTATTGTTGTGTTAAAGAATCAGGATATATTTTTAAGTTGGATATGTTTATTCCTGCAGAAGGTACTTTATTTTTAGCTATCCATGAAAGAAGGCAATATGAAGAGAGGAGATAAAGTAATTTTTAGATCTAATACTCCTCGTATTCTATGGGGCGTAGATATAAATTATTTATTAGGAAATATATGTACCATAAAATCAATTATAGAACTAACTTCTAAAACTTTTGAAAGAAAAGCTTATGAGTTAGAAGAAGCTAGTGATTATTGGTTTCCAGCAGAGGAATTCATTCCTTACAAAGGACTAACTGTACTAATTGATAAGAAGAGGAAACATGAAATATAAAGTTGGAGATAGAGTCATGGTCCGGACAGATTTAGTTGGTGGGTTAGAATATCCTTATTCGAATCCGGCACGCAGAAAGTTATATTTTGCTTCAGCAATGGAAAAATTCCGTGGAGAGGAGTACGAGATAGTAGCATCTTTAGATGATTATGGGTGTGAAACTTATAGTTTATCTCTAGGAGAAGAGGAATCTAAGTGGGTGTTCAACGATGCAATGTTGATACTTGTTGATGGGTTAAGGAGCTTGATATGCAAGAGAAATATAAAATAGGAGACATAGTAAGAGTTAGAAGTAATTTGAAAGGTAATACAAGATATTATTATGATGGTAGTGATAATGAATATTTGTTTTTTAACATTGCCATGCAAAAATTCTGTGGCCATGCATATAAAATCATAGATAAAGTTTCATCATTTTATCCTGGCTATGTTAACTATAGACTAGCACTAGGAGATGAAACATGCGAGTGGGTTTTCAGTGACATAATGTTAGAACCTGTTCAGTGTTTAGGGGGACTTATATGCAAGAGAAAAAAGAATTAAAAGTTGGAGATTGGGTTCGTGTAAAACGTAACCTAGCAGTTCATGAGATAGGGGTGAAGTATCTCGGAAAAGTTTATAGAATCAATAGAATAAGTTATACAGGTTACTATCTATCTGGTACTCCAGAAGGATACTGGTACAGATCATCACTTATTCCAGTAGGAAATTTAAGTAGACTTGTAGAAATTAGAAAGGAAAATCATGAGATATAAAGTCGGAGACAGAGTAGTGATTAGAAAAAATTTAGTTAGCGGGTGGTATTACCATTATGAAAATTCAATGGGAAGATTATTTTTTAACAGCCACATGTATAAACTTTGTGGAAAAATTTGTGTAGTAACTAAAATTACAGATCTTGTATTAGATGAATATTTCTTATCAATAGATGATGAAGAAGTATCATGGTATTTTAACAATGCAATGTTACTTCCGGCAAATAGTTTGAGATATTTAGTAATGACAAGGGAGGCGACCTCATGAAAATATATGAACTTCATCAAGACGTATCAGGCAGATGGTTCGGCTATTGTGAAGAGACAAAAGAGTATACACCAAGCTTCATCAAATGTAAAAATTTGAAGAAAATGCTTATCTGGAAAGGTTGGGGGTGGAAATGATTGAACTTAGAGACTGTATTGTGGGAGTTAAAGATGAAAAAGAATATGAAAAAGTAATTCAGATTGCGAAAGAACAAGGATGTGAGTGGAATTCTGGAGACTCTTTAGATTATATCTACTGTACATTTCCAACAAGATTGTTTTTTGATAAAAGAGGAAGGGTCACATTTGGGGGATATCATGAAAAATATTGTGACTATCATTGTAAAAATTTGATGAGTAGATTACGAGAATTGATAATTATAAGACAGAAGGGAAAGTTATGATTGATTTAAGAGATAGCACAGTATTAGTTAACAATGTAGAAGAATATATAGCTGTGACTAAAATTGCTAAGAAACAAGGCTTTAGATGGGCGAGTTGGGCCCCTTTAAGTATAGTCCTTTGTGAGTTTCCAACGAGACTAGAATTTAATAGGAAATATGAAACATATTGGGGTTCTAGTCGTGGAAGATGTGCACGAGATTATCCTAGATACTTGGATATAATTAAAGGAGTGCGAAGACTCATAATGGTCAGAAAGGAAACGTAAATGATAGATTTGAAATGTTATACTGTTTTGGTGAATAATAAAGCAGAATATATAGCGTTAATCAAAGAAGCGCAAAAGCAAGGTTACACATGGGCGGATGGAACTGCTTTAACCAATATATTTTGTGATTTCCCAACAAGATTACGCTTTAATGGAGAGTGTAAAGTATATTATAATTCTTCCGCCTATTATTATAATCGTGATTACAAGTGCAAGGAAATAGTTGGTGCATTAAGAAATATGATATTGAAAAGAAAAGAGGGACAACTATGTTAAAAGAGAAATTATCTATTGAGCGGAAAAAGGCTGTAATGATTACAGCCGATTTTACAGCACCTACAACAGAAAGCTATGCAATGGCATGGCTAAAACTGTGCAACAACGCAAGAGAGTACAAAGACGTTATCTGGAGAGTAGAGAATGATTCAGGAAATAGGGTATATGTCTGGTGCAATCCAAAGTATAAAGAAACAGTAATAGAATTCCTCACAGGAATAGTTTACTATCATCAGGAAGATAAAGGGCCTACATCAGTAGGAAAAGTTATTGAGGCAGAAGATGTTACAGTTGGTTTCCCGGTGTATGAGTATGAGAGTACATGTTCTTCACATGAGGAGCAATGGGGCATAGATATTGATAATTCAATTATGTTTTGGGGAAGAGTTAAAGAAATTTTTTATTGAGGTGATTTTATGAAAAATAGAGAAAAATTTGCTAAAGAATTTTCTTAATCTGCTTTTACCAAAAAGTAAATATATTGCAAGAGATAGGAACAATAAACTTTATGTGTACACTGAAAAGCCAGTACGATGGAGTTGTTATTGGAGCTTAAGAGGTAGTTATCAGATATCGGCAGATATTTTTGGTGATATCTTTAGTTTTATTAAATGGGAAGATGAAGAACCCTGGGGTATTGAGGATTTAAAGAAATTAGAGGTGAAAAAAGATGATTAATTTAAAAAATACATGTGTGTTAGTCAGAACGAAAGAAGAAAACGAAAAACTACTTAAAGAAGCTGAGAAACAGGGATTCAATTGGTCTCAGAGATACGATTGTAAACCATTACTAGCACAACATTTTCCAGACATTTTAAGATTTTATGAAGACAAAGTTATAACTTATGAGGCGAGTATCAGATCAAATGTTGATTTCTACGAAGCATCAGAACTCCTCGGCACAAAGGAAATGACGGCAAGAGAGTTTGTTGAGTGGTATCTCAATGTGGATTTTTTGTGCGGTAGACGTAACTGTGATGAATGTGTACTTGGCAGAAAGAACACTAAGTGCAACAATCAGTTGTGTAGTACATGCAACTGGAAAAACAACATTGATGAACTTCTTGAAATTGCGAAATCAAGTAGAATTACAGTTCCTACACCCGAAGAGAAAGCAATTGAAGATATTGAGAAGTTAATTCAAAGTCCATATCGCGGAATAACAGGTGAAATTAAGGAATCCTTAAAGCTGGCGGTGGAGAAGCTGAAAGAGGTGAATGATAATGGAGAGATTAACACTTGAAGATGCTATTTCTCATGCAAAAGAAGTAGCAGAAAAGAATTATAGAGGTGCAGATTTTGAGTCAATTGATTCTGTAGACGATGATATAAAAGCTAATTGCATAAAATGTGCAGAAGAACACGAACAGCTTGCGGAATGGTTAGAGGAACTGAAATCTTACAAAGACTTAGACGAACAGGGCTTGCTTGTTAGATTGCCGTGTAAGGTTGGAGATTCTGTTTTCATCATTGTCGGAAAAGATATTTCAAGACAAGGAATAAGAAAGATAGAAATTTCTGACAACAGCATTATATTTAAAACAAATAGACAGAAAAGAATATTTAACGTTGCTGAGTTTGGAAAAACCGTATTCCTCGCCCGTGAAGATGCTGAGAAGAAGTTGGAGGAATTTTAAATTGAATGCTAATACAAGAAAACTTATATTAATGGAGGAAAACATTATGGATAAATTAATAGCAAAAGAAGTAGAGTTTAACGGAGATATTCTTAGAGCAGCACAGGATCCTGATGGAAATATTTGGGTTGGTGCTCGCTGGGTATGTGAAGCTATCGGTTTAGATGATAACCGGATCAAATATGAAAGAAGAAAAATGCAAACGGATTCAGTAATTTCAAAGGGGGTACAAAATTTTACCCTCCTTACCAATGGCGGGAATCAGAATGTTATGTGCTTACAGTTAGACTATCTGCCATTATGGTTGGCTAAAATCTCAATTACTCCAACTATGAGAAAGGAAATGCCGGGAATAGCAGAAAAACTTGTAGCATATCAGCTCAAGGCAAAAGATGTATTGGCAGCAGCTTTCCTTGAGAAAAAAGTTAATAATCCAAATGTTATTCAGTTACAGCTTCCGGATTTTAATGACAAAATTGAAGTACTAGAAAGAAAAGTAGATAAAATCTTTGAAGATATGGGGCGTTTAGCTTCTATGATGGTTCAGGAGAAAATTGTTACGACACCTATCCCAGTGAAGAAGGTAGAGAATCCTGGTAAAAAATGGAAAAATGATATGTACCAGATGATTGATGCTCTTACCACTTGTGACAAATTCTCTGATCGTGGCTCTGTAATGAAAACTGTATATAAGTATATGAATAAAAATTACGGTATCTGTTGGGATCAGGAAGTGAAAGACTACAAAGAAAAATGTAATCCAGTAAGTAAATTTAGTACTTATGATGTTGTCTATGCCAATGATACTTTGAGATCTATCTTCAGTGCTGCATTAGGAGATCTATATGAAAAATATAAATCAATCTGTAATCAGGATGCAACAGATTCTATTATTGCTCCTCTCGTAGAAAAATATGGAGATAAGAGCAACGGAGGAATGGTTACATATAGAAAAGTATACAAAAAGATGGGAGAAATGAGTCCGATCAATTGGCATAATTTAGAAGTTCGTTATATTAACAAACATGGCAAAGTAGGAGCAAGAAGAAAGAAAATCATTTCTTCTAATCCGGAAATGTTGAGAAAATTTAAGAATGCAGTTGATGTCATGATGGTTGGGTAAAGACTATGTTAAAAATAGGGAAAACATATTATTTAAAAACTTGGGAAGAACTTAAAAAGGCTTCTAATGGTGATTATGTTGGAGCCTTAGATTTTGGAGACATACTATTTTTATCTAGGATGAAGGTTTTATGTGGAGACAAGATACGTATAATTGGAAAGTATCCTTATCATGAAGGAGTTTATCAAGGGATAGATATGAAAATTTCACAACAATTTTTGTTTACTGAAAATATGTTGTTCACATCTGGTTTGCGAAAAATGATTGAGGTGAGAAATGAAAGTAGGACAAAAGCATAAAGTTCGTTCTTGGGATGATATGAAAAGAGAATTTGGAATTGCTCAAACTGGGGATGAAATATATATACCATGTTTGGCATTTTTTGTTAAAGACATGTGTAGATTTTGTGGAACTACTATAACTGTTTCATATTTTATATACGACAATGTTTTTAGAATCGAAGAAGATAACGGTAGATATATGTGGTCTACAGACATGATCACACCATTAGGAGATTTATATGAAGCGATACAAAGTAGGAGACATAGTTCAGATTCGTCAATGGGATGATATGGTTAAAGAATTTGGTGTTAATTATTATGGTGTTATTCGATGTAACAATTATTGCAGTTTTGTGGGAGAAATGAAGAAATATTGTGGGAAAAAATTACGAATAGATACTATAAAAAATCTTGGTAATACCTATTATTATACAATGACTGCAATTCCGTGGACTTTTACAAGTGAGATGTTTGAAAAAGGAGACTTATCAATGTTAATCACAAGGAGACAGGAATGTATAAAGTAGGACAGAAAGTAAGAGTTAAATCTTGGGAACAAATGGAAAAAGAATATGGACTTAATTCTTGCGGTAGCATAAAGACACCATCATCATTTACTAGAAAAATGAATTGGTTTTGTGGGATGATTTTTACAATTAAGAATGTAAGATCTGGTATTTTTCGTGTTACTTACGATTTAGAAACTAATAATAAGGAATTAAATGATGAAATAAAACATTATTACTGGGATGAAGAAATGCTTACATCTGCCGGTTTATTGGCACAAATAATTCAAAGGAGAAAAACTCATGTATAAATATTACGACAAGAAAAACAATTTTGTAGAAACATTTAATCCGGAGACAGGATTCTATATCCGGTCCGATAATCTTACAACAGGAAAGGAACCATTCATGAGAGATTTTCCTGCTTTGTTAGATATTGGTATTATGGGACATTGTGTTCATGGAGCATCTGGTTTGTGTATTCAATCAGGAGTTCAGTGTTATCAGAATGGATTACACACACAGGAGCCTAACATGTCCCTTGAGAATTTCAAGAGAATAGTAGATGAATGTAAAGGGAAAACATTTCAGTTTGCTCTTGGTGGCAGAGGAGACGTAGACCAGCATGAAGATTTTGAAGAAATCCTTAAGTATTGTAGGTTACAAGGGATTGTGCCAAACTTTACAAGTTCCGGTTTAGGATTCAATGAAAAAATTGTTTCCTTATGTAAAGAATATTGCGGAGCCGTAGCTATATCTTGGTACAGAAGTGAATACACAGGGAAAGCGATTGATATGTTAGTGTCTGCAGGAGTTACTACCAATATTCATTATGTCCTTGGACGGAATTCTATTGATGAAGCTATTGAACATTTGCAGCAGGAAGATTTTCCTGATGGTATCAACGCAGTGATTTTCTTGTTGCATAAGCCAGTAGGTTTAGGAACTCAGACAAATGTATTGTCTCCTGATGATGAAAGAGTCAAAGAATTTTTCTCTTTGATTGATAAACATGATTATAAATTTCAGATTGGATTTGATTCATGTTCTGTGCCTGGACTGTTGAATTTTACAGAAGAGATTTTAAATTCTACTCTGGAACCGTGTGAAGGAGCAAGATTTTCTGGTTACATTACGTCAGATATGAAGATGCTGCCATGTAGCTTTGACAATCAGGAACTCAAGTGGGCAGTTGATCTTAATGAACACACTATTCAGGAAGCATGGGATTCAGATGTGTTCGATGATTTCAGAAGTCATTTCAGGAATTCTTGTAGAGGTTGTAGCCGTCAGTGCGATTGTCTAGGAGGTTGTCCGATCAGAAGAGAAATCGTCTTATGTACAAAAGAGGAGAAAGATTTATGTTAGTACAAATAGTAGGGTTGAGTGTTGTATTGGTAGCAACATTAATAATTTTGTTTGTTTGTATAAGTGGAAACATAAATTTGAAAATGGAAGTAGATAAATTAAAAAGACAGAATGACTCTTTACGCTTCAATATCATATGTGTATGTGAAGAAAATAAAAGGCTTGCAATAAAACTTAAAAATCCCCAAATTATTACACCATCTTTAGAAATAGAAGAAGCTGTTCATTACGCAATGGTTAAAGCTCATCCTGACAATGGAGGTAAACAAGAAGATTTTGTAAAGTTTAGAAAACTATATGAAAGGATAAACAATGAATCTAAGTAAACTTAAAGTTCTTAAAATTGGTGGTCACTATAAAGTAAAACCGTTTGATCGTTTAATAGAAGAATATCGGCCGCAGGAAGAGGATGGAATGCCAATTGTCATCTGTGGCTTCAATGAACAAATGAAAAAACTATGTGGTCAAAAAGTTACGATACATAGCGCATTTGAAGGACATGAAAATAAGCTTTATCATATAAAAGAAGCAAGATATTGTTGGAATAGTCAGATGTTAGAACTTCCTTTAAGTACATTGATTTATAGGAGAAAACATGGATAGATATGAAATATATTTCAAGTTAAGGGAAATCTGTTCTGGACATTTATGCACTAATTGTCCAATAAGTTTCATAAATTCCAAGCATAAATGTGGCCATGGTTATGGGTATTCTTTAGATGGGAATCCGATACCATTATCAGAAGCTTTGAAGTATTACTCTATTATATATGGAGAACACAATTTGAGGAATACTATAGAGAAAAGAAAGGAGAATTATAGACATGAAAGAAGGATATAAATTAGAAGACACTATTATCCTCAATGGAAAAGTAGGGTGGGTAAACACAGGAGATGATGCTGATAGCATTATTGGAATACAAAATATTCAGAAAGTAAAAAGATTTTCTGGTGAAGAAATTGTTGTATCTAATGATGGATTTGCTTTTTCAAAAGAAATGGAAAGTCGATGCGGGTGGCTTGACAGATATGCAAGTATTCAAATGCTTACAGGAGATACGCCTATTGATATGGATCACATTGATGAGACAAAGATTGTATCAATGGAAGGAATCACTGAGTCTGAATATTATCATCGGTATAGTGATTATACTGGATATCTTTGGACTGAAGAAGAATTCAAATGTGGTGGTCATGATCTGTTAAAAATCTTAGAAGGAAACATGGGTAAGTATATTCATATAGAAATTGAACTATATTCGAGGTGTTGATATGACATTTGAAGAAGCTAAACAGCGTTCGGATTACTGTTTTAGACTCAACGGAATCCAACTTCTAATAAGGAATATAAGAGAAGAACATTTAGAAATTGATCTCGATAATGGTCCTCTCATAGGTGAAGCTGTGTTAGAGATAGGGTATGTTGATATTGAAGTAAACATTTCTGTAAACGGAATGTTTAGTGAAACGCCCACATACAAACCAATTATCGAATATTTTATGTGTGTTAAAACTGAAGATGATTGGGAGGGTATAGGATATCTTGGAATTGAGGCAGATGTGGATTGGTGGAGCAATAGATGGAAAGAAGAGTTGGAAAAAGATATGTTTTTAGTATTGGATACTTTTGTAAAACTCAGAATGCTCAATTATAATAGACCAAATTAAAAGGAATGAGGTGAATGAATGGATAAAGCTTGGTTAGAACAGAAAATAAAAGAATGTGAAAGTGTTCGTCCTGAGATTGAAAAAATACTTCGGGAAAAGCTGCATCTGGATGATAAGGAATTTGAGAAAATCATGGATTGTCTCGAATCTCCTTGTTATACTACTGCAATACATGAATTAGACATGGCACTTATTATGAAATATGTGGATGATTCTATGAAAACTTATATGAAATATAAAGAACTGTCAGAATCCTCAGGAATTGAAGAATTATTTAATAAATACACTAAGAAAAATTGGATTGACGCATATTTAGATGGAGAGCCAATGGAATTTGATGGAGATATTATTATTACAGATCCTTGTTATATCATGAAAGAAGATGATGATTGGGCAACATGTGCCTACGGAGAGAATATGGAAGCTCTTGGAATAACTCACTATATGACAAGAGACACTCTCTATGGAGATTGGAGCTGTACCACTTTTGACACTGACACAAAAGAAGCTATTGGTAAGTTTTGTGCAGATGCTGGTTTAGTGTCAGTATTTTTATTAGATGAAGTTCTGAAATATAATCCAGAATTTGACTATCATCTAAATTATAAATGGATGGTCACCTGGATTAAAGACTTCAAAGGAACTGTAGAATTTGTCGTTAAGCATATTGAGGGTTACTATGAAGAAGATACCGACTACTGGAAAAAAGGTGACTACTGGGAAGATTATGTTTTAGAAGTAGTAGGACATGGCATTAACAAGGTTACTGGTAAACCAATTAACTTTGTTGGAAAGCAAACGGGTTTATAATATGATTCCGAATAAAAAAGGTTTGCAAGTTATTATGAAAAGCACTTGTACTCCAGGATGGGAAAATAGAATTTTTACATTAACTGGAGAAAAACAAATAAATGATTGGGTGAATGTCTACTATCCAGTAATGGAGAATATTAATCCTGTCAATAGATGTTTTATGGTGCCGCTGAATTCGTTAAAATTATTAATTTTAAATAAACAAGAAAAGGAGAACTAAAATTATGAAAATGAGCTATGATGTACAGGTTGAGGAGTTAGGAGCAAATAGAAGAGGTCTCGTTACTTCAGAAGAGGGAAGAGCTATTGTTGAGTTTATGAAAACAAGTAGAGCCAACATGTGTTTTGAGTACGATGATGAGGCTGAAGCTAAAAGAAGAGCTTCTGCAGTAATGAATTGTTGCAAGAGACTCAATGAAGAAGGCGAAAAAGAAGTTATTAAATACGCTAAACGTGGAAATAAAATCTACGTCATTAAAGTGACGGAGTAAGGAGGAGTCTTATGTTAGACATTAACAAGAGAGTGAGGTGTGAGGGAACAACTGTTGCAGAGATGATTGAAGCTCTGCAGCGGTTGCCTCAGGATGGTATTGTTCACTTTGAAGGGAAAAAGAATGGTTACATCCATTGTGATCCAGAGAGTAAAACAATAGATTTTGATACTGATGAACTTAGTGCCATGTATGAAGAAGTTTCAGAAGAGCCTAAGGAATACTATCTAGTGTATATAGATACTTATTTCAAAGAATATGTAGCCGTAAAAGCACAGAATCATTTCGAAGCCGAAGCAAAAGCACGAGATTTAAGCCAGATAAACTTTAATGGAATGAATAAAGAAGTCTATGTTTGTGCTACATGTAATGCTCATACAAAAACTTATGCACAAGAACGTAATTACAGAATTATAGAGGAGGACGTATGAAGTTAAGAATAGGTTTTGTAACTAATAGTTCCTCATCCAGTTTTACTATTGCTAAAAGTGATTTAACAGACGATCAGATTGAAAAGATTAAAAATCATATTAAGGTTGCAAAAGAATTAGAAATGGAAACATTTTATGATGAATGGGACATCAGAGAAACTAAATATGAAATTCATGGCTATACTCTTATGGATAATTTTGACATGGAAAAGTTTTTATTATTAATTGGTGTAGCTAGAGAAGATGTCGAATGGGAGGATTGATCATGAAGATTAGAAAAGGATTTGTAACTAATAGCAGCAGCAGTAGCTTTATTCTTGGTTTCAAGAGTGAAGAAAGTATCAAAGAGGAGCTGCAGAAAGAAAATCTTGAAGAAGAATACTTTGAGGAAATCTTAAGAGATGTAACGGAAGCTGCAAAGTTGGATAGAGAAGATGTTTTGGAAGGATATTCAGAAGAAATCTATTATCAGACTCTTTGGGAGATAGAAGACAGTCTCTATGTACCTTATAGTAAGAAACTTGAAATACGAAAAACGGAAGAATTCCAGGAAAAGCTTAATAAAGCAATAACAGATAGGATGTCTGAGTTAGAGGAAGATATGCAAGGATACTCTGTATTTGTAGAGATTAATTATTCAGACAATGATGGTCTTATGTATTCAACCCTTGAACATCATGTTGTACCGGATATGAATTGTTGTCTTGCTGCTATTAGTCATCATTGAAATGCAAGCATTAGAAAGGGTGTGGAGAAATGGGAAATTACTATGAAGGAAAATTAATTTTCGGATTGAAAAGAAATCTTCCAGATGAACTGTTACATGATTTATCAGTGCTTGCAAGTGAGCGGAGCTGTGATAGAGATATAAAACCATTGTTACAGCATAGAGAATTAAAAGAGTCTAAATGGATGAATCATTATAGAGCTTTATATCCGACTTACACATTAGAATTTTCAGAGGGAGTGTGGTTCTTGACTGCCAGCTTCTGTATGAAAGGATACATGTACCTAGGTGATGACTTAGGGCAAGATATTTATGACTTTCTGTATCCATATTTTAATTCAGACATTCTTGATGAAGCAGATGGTGGCTATATAGGCACTATTGAAGATGAAGATGGAACCTACCGGAAAGAATTCTATGCAAACTATGAGCGATTCAATAAAATCATAGAAAATAGAGAATACCTGTGTAAAGGTTGCTATAAGAAAATGGATGGATCATTATGTAATGATTGGAAGTACTGTAAAAGAGCATATGATATAGGAAGAGGTGATACCATTGAAGATTCGTAACGGGTTTGTAACCAATAGTAGTTCTTCAAGTTTTATTATTGGTAAAGCAAACGACAACACAGTAACTATTGATTCGGTATATCAAGAAATAAAAGAATTTTATAAACAATATTATAAATCTTGCTCTGAAATGTATAGCTATGTAGAAGAATATTATCCTGATGTGTTTGAAGTTATTACTGAAAAAAGAGGTAAATATTTACACTCAAAGAAATCGTGGGACTGTACAAAAATTGCTGACACTCAGTTGAGATTGATGTTTGGCCTTGACCATTATGAAGAATTACCGGGAGTAATTGATTGGATCAACTGTGAAACATACAAAGACTATGTCAATTTTTGGATTCCTAGAATGGAAATTGGAGTTCATGCACCTTTTTATATAAGAGACTTTTCCTGCAATGATCCGTATGTTCCTCTTGATTTCAGCACACAAATGATAGAATGCTCAGGAGACAATGGCAACGGAATTGAGTCAGATATATTAGCTTGGTATTTTCCCTGGATTGAAAATATAAAGTATGACTGCGATAGCTGCCCAGATAATGAATACTGCTATAAAGAGGAATGCCAAGAAACTAAACAACAGTTTATGGGAAAAGAAATTCCAAGAGATCAAGCATGTTTGTATATCTTAGGAAAGATTTGTATTTGCTCAGAGTGTGGTTATCTGCCTAACTATGTAGTTGAAAGATTAGAAGGAATATCAGAGTATTCATGTAATCATATGGGTTGAGAAAGAGAGGGATTAGATATGATGAACTATGAAATGTTTGTGGAAGAACTTAAAAATAAAATAAGTGCAGCTATCAACATTCCTATTGAGAATATAGAATTTTCAAAAGATGGAGATAGATTTTCTCCGACAGGAGACAGACTGCTGGTGAAGTTTGCAGAGCATGATGATGCCTATGAGATCTGTGGAATACATACAAAAGAACTCTTTAGAGAATTCTTAAATGGAACATCATTTGACACCATTCTTAATAGTACTGTAAGAGACATTAGACAATTACAAGGACAAAATCCTTATGAAAAAACAAAGAAAATTTGGAACTATGAAACTGTTAAAGATTCTCTTTTTATAAGGCTGCTTAATTATGATGATAATTCTAAAGAATTGAGTAATGCTGTTTATAAAAGAATAGGTGATATTGCTCAGGTATTATATATGAAGGTGTCTGAATGTGATGGAAACATTATGAGCACTAAGATTTTTAAATCTGTAGTAGAGAAATGGAAGGAAGATGGTTTGACCTTAAGTGAAGACAATATTCTGGAAGAAGCATTAAGAAACACAGAACGTATGTATCCACCGAGAATTTACAGATGGGATCAGATGCTCTTTAATCCGGAATATGAAGGAGAAGAGTTTATGAGTCCTGATACAGAAGAAGCAATTAGCCAAGATCTTATTGGAAATTGTCTAACTACAGCAAAGAAAACAAACGGTGCGGTAGCTATATTTTATCCCGGTGTGGCTGAACGCTTTGCTGGTGTACTGGATTCCGATTTGTATTTAGTGTTTACCAGTGTACATGAGGTAATGGTACATAAAGCAGATGGTGTTGATGCGGTAGACTTATCAATAATCTTACAGGATACGTTGGAAGAGGCGACACCTAAAGAAGATTTCCTCACAAGGAAAATATATAAGTATGAAAAAGATACTCATAGATTTCTTTGTGCCATATAAAAAATAGCCTCTCTCTTCTTGAGAGGGGCTGATAGGAGGGTAGTTATGAGAGAATACCATATTTATATGCAGCGTACAAAGCGTACAGAATGGCATTGCGACTATAGCATATATAAATGGCTTCCATGGGAATATGTAGGATATGTAGAGGGGACTAAAGAGCTGTATACATACTTTAAGTTGAAGTTCCCATACAGCACAAGAAGTATTAATTTTTACCATTCATTCAACTATTTTGATAGTGAATATGTTAGAACGGATAACGATTGGGATTTTATGTATTACCCACACGAATATCACAGATATTTGATCATGGATGATTATGGTAATGTACGAGACTTTCATCGGCTTACTAAGAAATATAAAAAGAAATACTATCGTACATATCATAAACATCATGGATGGAATATTCATTGGGCTTCAACAGTGCCGGATCAGCGTAAAAGTATTACACCAGAAGAGATTGTAGAAGTAAGAAATGAATATGGTATTACTCTCAAGCCTATAAAACCAAAAAGAAAAATAGATCCATGGGATTATGAGAAAGAATCCAAAGTGTCTGGTTGGAAGATGCAAAGTAAAAGAAGGAAACAGTGGAGGTGAAAAATGAAGATATATTTACTATGTACATTGGATAGTGAACATTATAGAGATCCAGATTTTTACTTCTTCAAAACTGCATTTGAAGCTCATAAATGGATTATAGATAGTTTAGTCAGTATCACAGAGGGAAGCATGGAAGAAGTAACAAGTAACCTTGATTATAGAAACGTAGACGGATCCGACGACCAGATCATGCGAATTGATTATTCATATGGAGATGGAGAATTCTATGTTAACACTATTCATGAAATTGAAATAAAAGATGGAGATTATCTTTGTATTTATCATCATGCTTACGAAGGTGTTGGATTCTATGTAGAGAAGATTGGCACTTTGGAAGAATGTAAAAATCATATGTTAGATTCTACAGCTAAAATGGCTAATGATTATGACATTGACATAACCAATGATGATATATTCGAAGTTAATTCATTTGATTCGTGTATTGATGATGACTATCAGTGGCATATGAACAATATTATTCTGTTCAAGGCAGATGAAATTATTCAAGACGAAAAAAAAGAGTCTAAAGAAACTGAACCAGAAGAAACTGGAGCAACAATATTAACATCAGAGGAATCAAATAATAACGGTCATAAATACAGTGATGAAATTTATGAAGAGCTAAAAGATTATATGTATGGACCTATTCCTGGATATGGTGTTACTTCTGATTATGTTGAAACTTCGTTAGAAGAAATAATTGAAGATATTGATGCCAGACCAAAATATGAAGTATTTAAAGAATTGTGTAACTATCATGGAATTGCACCTAGTACGGTAGAGTATCTATACGAATCTATTTGGGGAAAGCCAAAGGATAAAACAGTTGGATATTTCTTATAATACAAATAAAAATAAGGGGATAAAATTGCAGTATTTTTTAATAGGAGTTATAGCAAGAGTTATTATTGAATGGATATTTAAATGAAAGAAGGTGAAATATGAAAACTTATAACAGAAGAGAAGTTGAGAGAATCATTCTAAAGAATGGCTGGGAACTAGATCATTGTACTGGTGGACATTCAATTTATAAGAAAGAAGGTGTAAAGAAAACATTGTCTATTGCTTATAAGAAATGTAACCGGATGGTTGTGCAGAGACTTATTAAAGAGTTTGGGTTAGTTACATAGGAGAATAATATGAAAAATAATAGTTGGACTCCCATTAGTACTGGTTTATTACCAGATGATATGGAAGATGTACAAGTAACATATATTGGATATAACGATCATGAGCCTTATTGTGATGCATTTGCGTATAGAAATGATGGAGATTGGTATTGGTCGTTAACCGACGATGAAGTTAGAGTAGAAATAACAGCATGGAAATATAACAGTGAGCCCTATAAGAAATAAATGCTAAATAGAATTGAAAGGTAGAGAAGGTAAAAATACGAGTTGGCACACAGAATGGGGAGACTTTCCTGAACTGTATAAGGAAGTAGAAATTCTTTTAAAAGATGGAGCTATAAGAAAAGATATAATGGTTAAAGGAAAATATGGAAATTATGAATGGAGAAATTGGACAGATAAGTGTGTTGTAGGATGGAGACCTATTGAAAAAACTACATAAATACTATAAACTGTAAATAGCCATCTTTTTGTATCAAGGAAAGGTAAGGTGAATTTGGGAAAGAAAGTTAAAGTAAGAGATATGAAGCCAGGTTGGACATATAGAGTACCTGGCAAAACATTGGAAGAAATTTATGAAAGTGCGCATGAATATGCTAAATGGCCTCCGGTACAAATGACAGACGCAAAGCAAAATACAGGTTTATTATTGCTCAAAGTTACTGAAGACAATAAAAACAATTGGGATGAAAAATACGGGTTCAATCTATATCCTATACATGAAGAAGTTGAGCTGACAGAAAAAGCACTGAGGCCCGGTCAGCAAGGAACTTTTCAAGTAGTAAGAACCGGGAATAAGGTTTGGAACTATCATCCCAATTGTACTGTCCGAGTAGAAGTAGACTCATTAGATTTTGAAATGGAAGAAGCTTATCCATTCCCTATTGCTGTAGTGAGAGATGACTATGAGCCAATACCTTTGCCGAATCCATGGACATGGGGGGAAACAAGCGATCCTGATTCTAAGGCAGCAAAGCATGTAGATGTTTGGGACGAGTCTGATGCAAAGACTATAGTTATATTAGGAATAATATCATTTGTACTGTTAATGGCTGGACTTTCTGGTTTGAGTCTACTGATAACAATGTGGGCGGTAGCAGCAGCTTATTTTCATTCAAAGCATGAAAAAGTAAGAAAAGAAATCCTTGAACAAAGAAATAAACATGGAATTAGTGGAAGTGGATTAGACCACAAATTTAGATGGTGAGGTGAATTGCATGAAAGGAAGAGAAGAACATAAATATAAATCAGAAAGCAAGATGAGAGCATTGCTTAGGGATAAGCCACAATATTTCACTGGTTATTATAATGGTCTATTCAATTCATGCGAATATCTTACTGCGCAAAATTATACTATGACGGCTGTTAGGTTTATGAACTATTTGAAAGAAAACGGGTTTATAGAGTCAATAGAAGATTGTAATGGAGCGATGACTATTGACAATGTAAACTCTTATCTCTCTTGTTTAAGAGGAAGAGATGGAGGATACAGTTCAGATAGTGCTAAAGCAACTACTTATACGGCATTAAAATCATTTGCTGATTATTTGTTAAGTAGGAAAATGATTTCAGAGAACCCTTTTGATTGTGGCATAAAAAGAGTTTCTGTAAAAGATCCGCTTAAACAGGTTGCAATGACAGCTGCAGAGTTGAAAAAAGTTGTTGAAAGAATAAATGATAATTCTATTGGTACAAAAAGGGCCAACGCAAGAAGAGAAGCATGGAAGGAAAGAAACCTTGCTATATTTACTCTTCTTATGGTAACTGGTATTCGTGTTACTGCGCTTACAGAACTTAATATGGAAGATATACTCTGGGATCAGAAGATTATTAGGGTTACTGATAAGCGCAGAAACACTTATGAATGTGAACTTGATGATGATAGTATGGATATTTTAAGAAATTGGGTAATAAAACGTGCAGAACTTTTGAATAAAAGAGATTGTAATGCTCTTTTTATTTCTAACAGACGGACAAGAATCACTGACAAATCAGTGAGAGATTTAGTTAAGGCATATACCGCAGATTTTGAAAAACATATTACTCCTCATAAATTTAGAAGTACTTTTGCTACATTATTATATGATCAGACAGGAGACATTGCATATGTACAGCAATTAATGAATCATTCTCGACCTGACACGACACAAAGATACATCGTTCGAAAGCCCATTAATGCTGAAGCTGCTAAATATGTAAATAGTTTATTGAAATAAGTTCTAAACAATGATATAATACAAGAAAGGAGGTTGCAAAATGTTAAGAAGTGAAAACCTGTATGAGATACTGGATAAGTATTTTTCTCAAATCCAGAAAAATTCATATTACAAGAGAGAAGTACAAAAATTTCTTATGAAAAAATATGAATACTCAGATATTGAATATATGCAGTATATCATTGGAGCAAAAAGCAAAGATGAAATTCCAGACAATGAAATGTATTGGCTTATTGATGCGTTTAATAATGTTTTTAGGACAAATATGGAAATGAAAACATATTTTTCTGATAAGGAAATAGTAAGATTTTCGAGCCTAAAGGCAGATTATTTAAAAACAGATATTTATCCAATAAGAATAAGTCCAGTGATAGAGATAGCTGAAGATCAATGGGTGACAAAAATAAGTATTGATTTACTAAAAGAGTTTTATGATAACCAGCTTATAATATACAATCCAAGGACTCAGCGTCAACTTAAACAGAGACGTAGAGGACAAGATGTATCATATACAATTGATATAGTTTCTTCATCAGTAAAAGCTATTGAAGGTTTAATGAGCAAGGGAGAATTTGTACCTAATGCTTTAACTCTTAATCTCAATGTTGATGATCCAGAGGTAGATTTTGATATTGTTGGATCAGAATTGATACTTAATTCTGGTAAATTTGATATCATTGATGGTTTTCACCGGTTTAGAGCTGCAATAAACACGAAAATTAAGAATCCTGATTTTCAGTTTAATTTTATTCTGAATATCATGAATTTTACAGAAGACAAAGCATGTCAGTATATTGAGCAGGAAGATAAGAGAAATAAGATTTCTAAAAGTTACTTAGCTTCTATGGATAAGTCGTCTCCTACTAATATAATTATTGACAAACTAAACAACACATTGGATAGTCCAGTAAGAGGTAAAATTGAAAGAGCACATAGAGGAGAAATAGACAGAGCTACTTTGTTTTCATTATTGGAGTTTATTCTTAAAACTAAAAATATGAACCGGAGTCAGTGTATCAAAACTGCGGTATTTATCATAAATATTTTGAAGATAGTTCAAGAGAATAATCCAGATGTTGTATTTGATGACACCACTATGCCAGTAGTGTTATATGGTTCATCTATCTCAAAGGATGCATATGAATGTGCAGAAAAAATAGAAAGTGCATTAGGAAAAGATGTGCCGATTATTAATAGTGTTACAAACATGAAAGTAAATAAAATAAAAGCTTTATTTGAGGAGGTGTGATTATGTATAATGAAGAACGGAAGAAAGAATATCTGCGACATGTAGTAGAAGATCTCGGACAAACTCCACAAAGTGCGAAAGCTCTTTTTAACAAAACGGAAGACTATGAGGACTTACTTAACAAGGACTTATGTGATTTTACTTTTTCTGAAATAGATAAATTGTTGTCTACATTTGCAGCCTCATCAATAAATGCCTTAAGGAAAAATATAAGTGTTTTACGGAAATATGCTGACTGGTGTTGTTCCTGCAACATATCTATAGACAACATAAATCACTATGATGAAATAAATATGGAAATTGAAAGTCTACAGAAATATCTTAATAAGGAGAGAGCGGTGTGTCCCAGCAGAGAACAGGTTTTAAAGGATATTTCTAAAATTAGAAACTATTCTGATAAATTTTTAATTCTGGCTTTGTTTGAAGGAGTAAGAACAGAAGCCCCCGGTGAGCTTTTAAGAGCTAAAATAAGTAAGTTGAATGGTAATATCCTTACTTTCGAAAACGGAGAGGAAAAAACTTTGTCAGAGACGCTGGTAGACTTGGCTAAAGTTAGTTCACAAGAGGAGGAGTATATATCTTTTACTGGAACTGCTTCTTTATTAAGTATGAAGGGGAATATTGTTAACTCCAGGAATAATACACGTAGTGATTCATTAGAAGCTTTAAATCTAAGACTGACAAATAGGTTAATTGCGCTTAGAAAAGAGCTTAATATTCCGTATCTGACTATTCCTCGACTCTATACAGCCGGAATTGTAGAGCAGTTTAGAGAAATAATGAAGAAATATAATGTTTCTAAGGAAGATATCTTTGAAAGCCAGTATGTTGAAATGGTTAGTTCAAATTATAATATAAGTTCTTATGGCAAAGGAACTCTTAAAAATAAATTTTATAGTTATTTATAATAGATAATACCACACATAGATTGACTTAATTTGCTGTGTGTGGTAATATTTAAACATAACAAGCGAACAAGCGTTCGAACATTGGAGGGATTGCAGTGTTAGAGAGACTTTATGAATGTTTTGGAACTGAGGAGAGAATTGGATTAATTTGTCACATAAATGGCATGGAAATGGGGTGGATGAACTTTGTAATTGAAAATATATATGAAGAGGGAGATGTTGTAAGAGTAGAAACCGGAGATTCCTACATAAGACTGGAGCCGAAGCTTTATGAAGAGGTTCCAGTTGGAGAAGGGGAAAAATTTGTTCATGGTAAAGATTATGTTATATTGTATAAAATGGAGGAAGAAGAGTGCTTTTAAAAGAAATGCGTGAATTAGTGGAAGAATTAAATATATATGCTCATGCGTATTATATGGAAGATACTTCTCTAATTTCTGATTATGAATATGATAAAAAATATGATCGACTTAAAGAACTTGAGAAAGTTACAGGTATTATTTTAGCCAACAGTCCCACTATCAATGTTGGCTCAGAAACAGTTAGTGAGTTAGAAAAAGTCGAACATGATCATCCAATGTTGTCCTTAGACAAAACAAAGGATATAAATGAAGTTGAAAGTTTTATGAATGGTTTGCCAGGATTAGCCATGCTAAAAATGGATGGGCTTACTATTTCAGTAAAATATATAGATGGTAAATTGGTTGCTGCAGAAACTAGAGGGAATGGAATCATCGGAGAGAATGTTTTACATACAGCAAACAGTTTTGTAAATCTTCCAAAGGAAATTCCTTATAAAGATGAAGTAGTAGTTGATGGAGAAGCTGTCATGGAAATCCATCATTATACTTATCTTAAAGAGCTAAAAGATATTGATCTGAAAAAAAATGGAGAAAGAAAGGGACTTTTTGGTGAAGAATTAGAAAAATATATTAAAGATAATGGTATTAAGAATATCAGAAATTTAACTGCTGGCTCTGTTAGACAGCTTGATAACTCCGTTACAAAAGAAAGAAAAATCAAGTTCATTGCTTGGAAGGCCGTTCGTGGAATAGATGGAAATAGTTTCATGAAAAGATTACAGATATTAGATCTGTTAGGATTTGAAGTGGTCCCTTGGGTAAAAGTTGATAATATTGAAGAGAATATTAAAGAACTTAGAAAAACCGCAAGAGAAAAAGATGTTCCTATTGATGGAATCGTATTTTCATATGATGATATTGATTATAGTGAAAGCTTAGGAAACACATCACATCATGTTCGATCACAATTGGCATATAAATTTGCAGATGATAAGTTTGAAACAGTAATTAGAGATGTGGAATGGAGCATGGGAAAGACTGGACAGTTGACACCTGTGGCAGTTTTTGATCCGGTTGAAATAGATGATACTATTGTTGAAAGAGCTAGTTTACATAATGTGAGCATTTTCAAAAGTTATGAACTGTCAGTAGGAGATACGATTACGGTATATAAGGCAAACATGATCATTCCGCAGATCGCAGAGAATTTGACCAGAAACGGTGACAAATTGTTTACTGTGCCTGACAAGTGCCCTATTTGTGGTGGTCATGTAAAAATTACAGGTGAAAATGAGACAGAAGAGCTTCAGTGCATGAACCTTGAATGTAAAGGGAAACTTCTTGGTGAATTATGTACTTTTGTAAGCAAAGAAGCACATGATATTACAGGGCTTTCTAAATCTACTCTGAGTCTATTAATAGAGAAAGAATTTATTAAAGGGCCTTTAGACTTATTTTATCTAAAAGACTGCCGGGGAATGTTAGTGACATTACAAGGGCTAGGAGCAAAAAAGGTTGATAAAATCCTGGAATCAATAGAAAAATGCCGCAAGACAACTCTGCCTAAATTCCTTTATGGGCTGTCCATACCTTTAATCGGTCGAAGTGTTAGTAAGCAGCTAAACATTGTTGAAGAGAAGAGAGCAAGAGAAAAAGGGTTAAAAACAGCTTTTGATAGCTTTATTAAAGATATGGATTCTCAGTATGATTTTACATGTTTGGAAGACTTTGGTTTTGCGAAAGCTTCTTCTTTGAAAAATTATTTTGAAGAAAATCAAAGATACATAACTGAGCTTGCTGCGGAATTCCAGTTTGAAGAAATTTCTCAGGAGACGGTAAAAGATGTTTTGAATGGGGCAATATTCTGTATTACTGGGACACTCACCGAGTTTGCCAATAGAGCAGCTCTAGTAGAGAAAATAGAGTCTCTTGGAGGTAAAGTCACAGGATCAGTAACTAAAAAAACTAACTACCTTATTAATAATGATACATTGTCAAAGAGTAGCAAGAATGTGAAAGCTATGCAGCTTGGTATCCCGATAATTTCAGAAAAAGAATTTTTAAACAAGTTTGTAAAAAAGTGTTGACAAGGTAGAATGACTATGGTATACTTAGAGCAAGTTAAGAGAAAGGAGAACAGTTTCAAGCAATAAACAAGTTTGTAAAAAAACTTGTTGACACAGAATACGGAGTATGTTATAATACATATATCACAAAAGGAAGAGGAAAATGAGATATGTTTTAGAAAGTGAAAAATATCCTGGAAATTATTTGGTGTTTAAACATGGAAGTCCTCCTCATGTGGTGGATTTAAAATCTGCTCAGAAGTTTGACAATGTACCGAAAGCTTTAAACAGGATATCAACAATTCCTAAAAATTTAAGCATATACGCCCCTTGGAAAGTAACATCAGTTGATGAGAGAGTTGGTTTTGTACAGCAGAATAAATCTCTTGTAGAGATTGGTGATTATAAAAAGAAAATAGATGACAGCATATTGCCTATTAAAGAAATATTAGGTAATAGAAAACCTTTAGAAAAACAGCTAAAGGAACTGGAGCTTATATCTCAGGATCTTGATCACTATATAGAATTTAATAAACTGAATGTTACTTCTGGATATTGGGCCTATAAAATAAAAAAAGCAATTAGAGAGAAACGAAGAAGTATAAAAGAAGATCTATATTATATAGATTATCTTCAGACAGCTTCATTACCTCAAATTGTAAACGGGGAAGGGAGGCCTAATTTAGATAATCAAAAATATCGAATTAGATCAGATATTGGACAAGAGTTTTTTAATCAGAAGTACATATCTAAAGAAATAGCAGAGAAGATTTGCAAAGAAATAGAGGAGATTACATAATGAATGAATTAATTATGCTGGTAGGTTTACCTGCTTCCGGTAAAAGTACATGGGCTAAAGAGTATTCAGAAACTCATCCTGATTATATAGTGCACTCTTCTGATAAACTCAGAGAAGAAATGTATGGAGATAATTATGATGACGCAGACAACAGTAAAGTATTTGAAGAACTGCATCGTAGAATACTGGAAGATTTGAAAATGCATTCGGTTATTTATGATGCTACTAATTTGGTAAAGAAAAGAAGAGTGCATTTTTTAAAAGGAGTTCCTAAACATGTTTATAAAACATGTATTATGTTTTTGAAAACGTATGAAAAATGTTTAAAGGATAACTCAAAAAGGGAAAATTCAGTTCCAGACGAAGTGATTACAAGAATGAGGAAAGTATTTTCTCCACCAATGTACCATGAAGGGTTCAATGAAATTAGAGTTGTACAAGATGATCATAAAGATATAAAAGAATTAATAGATATGGCTCGTGACTTCGATCAAGAGAATCCACATCATTCTCTTACTCTTTATGAACATCTGAAAAAGGTTTCAGAAGGAGTACCTAGAGAAGAAAAAAATTTATGGGTGGCGGCCTGTCTCCATGATATTGGAAAGCTTTTCACTAAATCAAGAATTAATGGAAAAGGTGAAGAGGATGATTACTGTCACTATTATCAACATCATTGTGTTGGAGCTTATGAATGTTTAACATGTTTTGATTTTTCCGGTGCACTTACAGGAAAAGATATATATGATGCTTTTTATACAGCAAATTTGATTTATTATCATATGCATCCCTATTTATCATGGTCGCAATCAAACAAGGCAAAGAATAAAGATAAGTATTTAATTGGAAAACAGATGTTTTCAGATGTGATGTTATTACATGAAGCAGATGTTAAAGGGCATTGATTTTCGATATAAACAATGATATAAAACAGGAGAATAAAAAATGAGAATTATTAAGGTAGGAAACACATTTAGAACTTACGACGATTCATTAGAAACTTTCGACAAGCTTCCGGCTCAGAATTATGTCGTGAGGTTTCAAAAGAATTCTGGTTTCTTTTTAGAAAAATATGCAGACATAGAAATCAAAGAAAAAACCTACGGAGTACATATGAGTAAGGTTGAAAAAGTTCTTAAGGCTTTTCCAAAAGCAGAAAAGAACCTTGGCGTTATCCTGTCAGGCAATAAAGGAATCGGCAAATCATTGTTTGCAAAGACATTGGCTGTGGAAGCAACAAAAGTTGGTTTACCAGTTATCATTGTAGACACGTATATTCCTGGAATTGCAAGTTTCATAGAAGAAATTGAACAGGAAGTAATGATACTGTTTGATGAATTTGATAAAACATTTGGCAGTATTAAAGCTGCTGATGGCATGGCAGATCCTCAAACAGAAATGCTTACATTGTTTGATGGATTGTCTCAAGGGAAGAAAATGTTTGTGATTACTTGTAATGACCTCAACTCGTTAAATAGTTATTTAGTAAACAGACCTGGAAGATTCCACTACCATTTTAGATTTGAGTATCCGTCAGATGTTGAAATTACAGAATACTTAGAAGACAAATTGGATAAACAGTATTACAGCGAAATTGAAAAAGTAATTTCTTTTGCTCACAAAGTGGATTTAAACTATGACTGCTTAAGAGCAATTGCATTTGAATTAAACTTTGGAGAACCTTTTGAGACAGCAATCAAAGATCTAAATATTATTAATTTAAACAGTATTATGTATGAAGTCACTCTACATCTTGAAGATGGTTCTGAGGCAACCACAAAATTGACCATTGATTTCTTTGATAAAAGTGCAAGGATTGAACCGGAATTCTGCTTTAAAGGAACTTATGTAGATGCTTCTTGTAAGGTTCTTGATTGTGAGTTTGATCATAAGAAAGGCATCATTTATGTATCTGGAAATGATATTAAATTAGAAAGTGATAATTACTATAATAATGAAGAAGATGAAAAGATCATCAAAGAAATGAAACCAGCATATATGACTTTTATAAGAGCAAAAAGTAGAGAATTGCATTATGCAGTATAAATAATCTGTATATAGATACCTTCATAGGTATCTATAGAGGGTAGTGGCCAAGCGGTAAGGCACAGCACTTTGACTGCTGCATTCATGGGTTCGAATCCCATCTACCCCGTAGTTCTAAGTTAGCTCTGAAGGCCAAAGAGGTAACCAATAGAACTAAGGTATACCTACTTATGTTCATGGCGAACATAGATAAAACTTAAGTGAAATTTTGGATGGTTTAATAACTGGAACCTGTTCAAAAAAGGGAACACAGTACATTGGTAGCAATGGTTTGAATGTACAAAACATTTATATAGATGTGCTTTGTGCTAATGAGTAATTAGTATAAGGCGAAAAAAGTAATTGAGTCAGTGAGGTAGAGGTGAGTGATGGGGCAACGGAATGGTGACGACTGTTCGTGTAGCTGACATGATTACAAATCAATCATTATAGTTGTTACGTTTTTATATGTGGGTGTTTTCAAAGTTCACCCACTATGGAAACTTAGCTCAGTTGGTTAGAGCAACCGGCTCATAACCGGTCGGTCCTGGGTTCGAGTCCCAGAGTTTCCACTTCTCCTGACGAAGGAGTGACTTTTGAGAGCTCTAATTTTCAATAGTAAAGAGCCGTTGCTGATTTGGTAGTGAGAATCAGATGGCGCTGGAAAGACAGATAGTTTTTGAGATGTTTTGTAATGAGACAAACATTCAGCTTTAGAGAAAATGTAGGGAATTGAGCTGATCAAAGAACACATAATCCTGTTGTGACTGCAGCATGACAGGTCATGCATGAAAAGTGATAAGTAGCTCAGTTGTGAAAAAGAGCGCACTGCAAAAGTGAGGTCGGTGGTTCGAGTCCACTCTTATCACAGTCAATTAAATTAAAGTTTAAAATTCAGGAGGTATTTATTATGACAACAGAAAAAATGAATGTACATAAAGCATTAGCGGAACTGAAGATCTTAGATGATCGCATCATAAAAGCAATCAACAGTGTAGAAGCTTGTATTTCAAATAAGCATTCTAACACAAAGGTCAAAGGAGTGGATATCAAAGTTTACACAGGAGTTATGAAATCTTCTTATGATAAAGCAACTGATTTAATCAAGAGAAGAGAAGCTATTAAAAGAGCTGTAGTTCTTTCAAATGCAGTAACTAAAGTCACTGTTGCCGATAAAGAGTATACAGTAGCTGAAGCTATTGAAATGAAAAATCATGGAATGGACTTCAAGAAACTTTTAAAACAGAAAATCAAAAAACAGTATGATGCTGCTATGGCTCAGATCATAACTGAGAATGGTAAATTGGAAGATAAAGCTGAAAATTATGTTGTAGGGCTCTATGGCAGTAAAGAAGGTAAAACCTCTACTGAAGAGTTTACAAAAACTAGAGAAGCTTATATAGAAGCTCAGACAATGGAACTTGTTGATCCAATTGGTGTTCTTAAAGAAATGGAGGATTTAGAAACAGAAATTGCAGAGTTCACTGCTGAAGTAGATGCGGCACTTTCAGTAAGTAATTCTCTGACAGAAATAGAAATTACATACTAAGATATATTCACTGCTTATCGAAAACTTTAAACTATAATCTATATGTCTTTTTAGCTGGGTTAGACATATATAAAACAATAAAGAAACCACAGCATTACTTATACAGTAGATAATAGTATAAAATACAAAATGGATTAGGATTACGTGGTCGTATAGGACCTGTAAGCTTAATATATTATATTATTGGATGAGGCAGATAGCCATAGTACTGTAAAGTTCAAAGATTAAAACTCAAATCTTAAAATTCAAAATTCAAAGTTTATCCCAGTTTAAAGATTAAAGAATAAAGCATAAAGAATAAAGATTTATCAAATCCTTGGTAAAAGTTTATGAGCATGATTATACTTGGCTCTTAGTTTGTACAAGGCTGGTAAGTAGTGAATAAGTAAATATAATAGTCGCTCTCATTATTAACAATTGGCAGTTGAACTGCCAGTTGTACCCACCCATGGTGGAATTGGCAGACACGTTAGATTTAGGTTCTAATGCTTAATAGCGTGAGAGTTCGAGTCTCTCTGGGTGGATTAATAAATAGAAAGGAGTAAAAAATGTTTCAAGTAGGAGATATAGTACAAGTAATAATAGTGCCTAAAAAATATAAACAATATGATATTGCAGGTGCTACAGGCGTTGTAAAAACAGTTTATTCTAACAATATAAGAATACATATCTCTAGTTATTACAATGAAGAATCAGAAGAAGGAGATTTTTATTTTAAAGAAAATGAGCTAAATAATTTTACAAGAAAGGAAAATGATATGTCAATTATAGAACTTTGGGAGAAAAGAAGTATTGAAAAGATTGATAAGGAAGCTGAAATTAAATTAATGGAATTGCTTGCAGAAGATGAATATACTCATGATTTAATTTTACACATGAATGATCTAAAAGATGCCGGGTTTAAAGTTGAAATACCAAATAATATTTATGATATGACTTCTGATTATACCAGAGGAATGAGAACTATTACTTTAAGTTCAGCAGAAGAGAAAAAAGTTGAAATTAAAAAAGTAGCAGAAGAAGTTGGTGTCTTATTAGAGATGTGTAAAGGAGACGTTGTTAAAGAAATGGAGATTCTTTGTAGCTATAGAGTTGTAGAGTACCCATTCGGGAGAATGACTGTTGGAGGTAATGCTTGTGGGAAATAAAAAGAAAGTTCTGATTGTAGTTGATGTGCAGAATGATTTTGTAACTGGCTCACTAGGTACGCCGGAAGCTCAAGCTATTGTACCTAAAATTAAAGAAAAGTTTGAAGAATATAAAAATAATGGGGATTATGTAGTGTATACAATGGATACACATAATTCAGATTATTTGAATACTTCTGAGGGTAAAAAACTTCCTGTTGAACATTGTATATATCGAACTTCAGGGTGGGAGGTTATAGATGAAATTCATCCTGTAAAAAATAATTATAACAATTTTATGGTATGTAAAAAGTCAACTTTTGGTTATGAAGGCTGGGATTGGGAAGAAATATTTGGGACAGACAGTGATATAGACAATTTAAACATTGAAATCATAGGTGTGTGTACAGACATCTGCGTTATCACAAATGCTCTTCTTATCAAAACTTATTATCCGGAGGCAGAGATCACAGTAGATGCGTCATGTTGCGCTGGAACTACACCGGAGAAGCATAAAGCAGCTTTAGAGGTGATGAAAAGTTGTCAGATTAATGTGATAGGAGAGAAATAAGATGGTAGGAGAAAATACTGTGGAAATGAAGAAATTAGAAGAAATTACATTAGAGGATATTCAGAACTACTTACGTAAATATGACTGTGATGGAGTGATCACTACAAAACTTGTTGAAAAAAACAATACAGAAACCTTACAAGTATTTGAGTTTGATGGGCTTTATGACGATACTATTTGGGTGTGCTCAATTTATAAAAATGAGGATAATGATTTTTATATAAAAACAGCTGACGCAACCTCACCGTTTAATCATGCAGATGGCGTTGAATACGATGATAAAGAAAATGAACTGTTTAAGATTAGTACAATTGTCGCAGAATTATTAAGTTATGTAAAAGTTTCACTATGTGATTCTATTGATTATCTCCAAAGACAGGTGGATTTTATCAATAATTTCTGTAATGGCAATCATTTGAATAATCCGTCTGTAATAACTACCTGTGATATTGAGCATAAGTAAAAGTTAAGTAAGGATTATTAAACAGTAAGAAATAAATTATAAGGAGATTTGGAATGATTAAATTAAACGGTGTAGAAATCAAACTTGATAAATATCCGGATGGAACATTCTTATTTAAGGATATTCCTCCTATTGGAGGATGGTGCAGAGATAATATTGAATGGTTCTTTGAATCAATGGAAGAGTTAACAGCAGTTGAATATATTACTAGATATTGTTGGGATCATAGAGTAGTGCCTAATTTATATATGCCTTATATCCCAGATGCACGTATGGACCGAGTTAAGCATGAGAACGAATTATTTACTTTAAAATATTTTGCTCAGACTATTAATTCATTACATTTTGGAAAAGTAGAAGTTTTAGATCCACATTCTGATGTATCTGCTGCATTATTTAATAAAGTACATGTAGAATCCCCGAATCGAATGATTGAGGATGCTGTTAAGAAGATTGCGAGTAATAACCTTATGATGTTTTATCCGGATGCGGGATCCATGAAGCGATATTCTTCAGCAGTACATCTTCCATATGCTTTCGGTATTAAGAATAGAGATTGGGAGACTGGAGAAATTAAAGGTTTAGATTTATCAGGTGAAATTAATCAACTGCCAGGTAAAGATATCCTTATTGTAGATGATATCTGCAGCAGAGGTGGTACTTTTTATTATAGTGCTAAGAAACTAAAAGAAACAGGAGTAAATAAGATTTATCTTTATATAACTCATTGTGAGAATACTATTTATGAAGGAGAACTTCTGAAAAACAATGGACTGATTGAGAAGATTTATACGACAGATACGATTCTAACAAATCTGGAAAGTCCTAAGATTGAACTGGTTGAAAGGTTTAGATAATGAATATTGCATATAAAATATTTATATTATTTACAATGATTTTCTGCCACATTGTAGATGATTATTATTTACAAGGATGGTTGGCATCTGCAAAACAAAAATCATGGTGGGAAAAGAATGCACCAGGAAAATTATATAAATATGATTATTTAGCAGCGTTGTTTATGCATAGCTTTAGTTGGTCATTTATGATTATGTTACCACCAACAATTGCGCTTATGATTATTGGCGGTAAATGGAATCCTTTATTATTGGTTATGAATTTATTGATACATATGTTAGTAGATGATATGAAAGCCAATAAAAAGAAAATTAATTTAATTCAAGATCAGATAACTCATATGTTTCAGATTGCTTTTACTTGGGGCTGTTTGATAGGAAAGTTATAAGGGAGATAAAAATATGAAACCGATTATTAGTCCTTGGTTGATTTATTCTGCTAGTAGAGCAGATAATTTAACAACATTTTTTGGAATGATCGCAGGAATATGCGGAGTTATTGCTATGTGTGCTTTATTTGCTGGATTAACCGGATATAACGAACCATTTAAGTTTAGAAAAACTATTAGCAAATTAATTATCGGATGTGTTGTAATGACTATCATTACAATCATGACACCTAATACAGAAACAATATATACGATGGCAGTTGTAAATGAAATCACACCAGATAATATTCAAACAATTGGCAAAACTGGTAAAGATGTAGTTGATTATATCACAGATCAGATTGATAAAATTGTAAATGACAAAGAGGAGGATAAAAAATAATGGATACCTTAGCAATTCTGTTAAGCGATACTTACAAACAAGTACACCACAATATGTTTCCGAGAGGATTGACGAAGTTAGTCTCTTATTGGACTCCGAGAAGATCAATGTTAAAGGAGCAGGATCATATGGTTTTCTTCGGACTGCAGGCTTTTATTAAAGAATATCTTATTACATATTTTAAAAGAGATTTCTTTAAATTAAGCACTGATGAAGTTCAAGAACTTTATACAATTAGTATGGACATTCAGTTAGGAGAAGGAAATTACGATATTTCTCCAATCCTTAAACTTCACGAATTAGGGTATCTTCCGATTCAGATCCGTGCATTACCGGAAGGTACATTAGTGCCTATGGGAGTGCCATGCATTGAAATCACGAATACACATCCAGATTTTGCATGGGTTGTGCAGTGGATTGAGTGTATTCTGCAGGTTGAGCTTTGGAAGCCGTGTGCTCATGCAACAATTGGTCATATGTATAGAGAACTTGCAAATGACTACTATAAAATGACCTGTGATGACTTTTTAAGACCTGAAATGGCATGCTCAGACTTTGGTATGAGAGGAATGTCTTGTATGGAAGAGGCCGTAAGATGTTCATCTGCTTGGTTATTATCATTTGATAAGACAAGCACAATTCCTGCTATTGATTATATAGATACATATTATGATGCTTGTTGCTGGACTGAAAAGATTGGAATTGGCGCTGTATCAACAGAACATAGCTGCATGGCTTCAAACTTTGCAGTAGACGGTGATGAAATTACATTTGTAAAAAGACTGCTTACAGAATTATATCCTAATGCATCCTTTAGTATGGTATCTGATACATATGATTACTGGAACATGATTGATAATATTCTTCCGGCTTGTAAAAAAGAAATCATGCAGCATAATGGTAAACTTCTGGTTCGTCCAGATTCCGGGGATATGGTAGAAATTGCTGTAGAGACAATTGAAAAGCTTTGGAATACATTCGGCGGAACAGTAAATAGCAAAGGATACAAAGTGCTTGATCCGCACATTGGAATTATCTATGGGGACGGATGTACTCTTAATAATGTAAAGCAGGTATGGGAAGAACTGAAGAAAAAAGGATTTGCTGCAAACAATATTGTATTCGGAGTCGGAGCATTTTGCTTCTCAGCAGTTATAGAACCCGATGGACATATAGTTGTTGTAACTAGGGATATGTTTGGTATTGCTATGAAAGCTACATATGGAATTGTTAATGGCGAGCCAATTATGATTTATAAAGATCCAAAAACCGACACGAGTCATTTGAAAAAGTCTCATAAAGGGTGTTGTTGTATATATCACGATGACAATGGAGAGCTGCAATGCATGGATGGATTTAATGATGTATTTCGTGACGGAGTATTAAGAACTGTATTTAAAGACGGTGAAATGTATCATAAAGAAACATTTGAAGACATTAGAGAAAGACTAAACGGAGGAAACAAAGATGAGTAAAATTACAGATTATTTATTAAAAGATGATGTAATTGTAGTAATGGACGTAGATGGAGTACTTGCTCCGTATGAGTTCTCTGAATTAAGTCATAGTATGACTGATGATGAATGGGATAGACTTGTAGCTTCCGGTGAGAATCCGTATAAAGATGTGCGTCCGATTAAATTAATGCAAGAGTTCATTCAGAAGAAAGGTATTGACAAAGTATATGCTTGTTCAAAGAGTCCTTCTAGTGAGATCCCCGGCAAAAAAGCTTTTATCAAAAACAACTATGATTTACCTGATGACAATATCTATTTTGTTGCAAATAAAAATACAAAATTAATAATTCTTGAAGAATTACAAGCAAAGTTGCATTTAAAGCCATCTCAGATTGCAATTGTAGAGGATACAGTAAAAACTTTGGATTATATTCGTACACATAGTGATTTTGTAACCGTACATGTTTCATCATTTATGGAGTAAAGAGAATGAATTTACAAAGTATTAGTAGATATATAAGTCTTATATTAAGACATAAGCCTGAAGTTATTGGTATTACTATAGATGAACATGGTTGGGCGAATGTAGAAGAATTGATTCAGGGTATCGCTAAAAATAATCCCGGATTCAACAAAGAAATTTTAGAGGAAATTGTACAGACTGACAATAAGCAGCGATATTCTTTCAATGATGACAAGACATTGATCAGAGCGAATCAGGGACATTCAATTCCGGTAGATGTAGAACTGGAAGAGAAAGAGCCACCTAAAATTCTTTATCATGGAACCGGCGAGAAATATATAGCGTCTATTGATCAGAATGGATTGATTCCTAAAAGTCGTTTATATGTTCATTTGTCAAAAGATGTTGAAACCGCCAAAGCTGTCGGCAAGAGACATGGTAAAGAAGTTGTTTATTCTATCAATAGTGAACAGATGTACAAAGATGGATACAAATTTTACTTATCTAAAAATGGAGTTTGGCTGACTAAAAGGGTTCCAATGAAATATTTAATGAAGGAGGTATAAAAATGAGTAGTACATATTTTACGGATTCAGTTTCAGATCTTTGTCAGGGGGATTATTGATAAAGTAGATACTTATGAAAAACGAATTAAATACTTAGAAGAAGAAAATAAAAAACTCAAAGATGAGCATTATAAAGATTCTGAAATGCAGAGAATGGAATCAGAACTGAAAAAAGCGAAAGAGGATCTGTATAGAGGATTTCCAATTTCAGAAAAAGAACAAGAGAAAATCAGAGAGTGGGAATTAAAACATGATGCTGAGAAACATGGTTTGAGAACTATGGAACAGAGATTGAGAGCTGGCGGATGTTGTGGCGGGAGATATACATATCAATTTGTTCCCACAAGCATTGGAACTATTGGAGAAGTGATTTGCTCCTGTGGCGAGAAGTTTACATTTCAGGATTTATAGGAAAAGATTTATGATTAGAATTATTGAAGGCAACATTGTAGATGCACAGACCGATTATATAATTCATCAAGTTAATTGCCAAGGAGAAATGAATACTGGAGTCGCTAAAGCATTAAGAGATTATGACGAAGGTATTTATATACATTATAGAAACGTCTGTAAATTACGTGAATTTAATCCAGAATTACTTCTTGGAACATATGACGAGTACTTTATCAGAAGGAAAAATCAAGGAATATTATCCTTATTTGCACAAGACAAGTATGGATATGATGGAAAACAGTATACTGATGTTAAAGCTTTTCGAGAAGGATTAAATTTTATTCGACAACAAATACCTGTTTATTGGTTTGATGCTGATAACAGACCTCACAAGACAACCATTGCACTCCCATACAAAATAGGCTGCGGAAGAGGAGGAGCAGACTGGGAAGTGGTTTATAAGATTATAGAAGAAGAATTAAGTAGTTTTAAAGTAGAACTGTGGAAATTGGAGGAACAGAATGTTTAATGTAGAAAAAGTAACAAATGATTGTATTCAGTGGATTAGAGATTGGAGAGAAGAGAACGGCCCAGGATGTAATTTTATAGTAGGTATCTCCGGTGGTGTTGATTCTTTAGTGGCTGCTGAGTTATGTGTAGAAGCTATTGGAGCTGACAAAGTTCTTGGAGTAATTATGCCAAATCGTGAACAGGATGATATTGATGTGGCTTATGATATTTGCCAATATGTACTAGGCATTGATTATCTTACCATTAATGTTGGATCAGCTTATGATAATATCATTGATCAGATGGATCTTGCATTTAATGTAACAGATCAGACATTAATTAATCTCGCTCCTAGACTAAGAATGGCCACTCTATACGGGATATCACAGTCACACAATGGAAGAGTGGTTAATACATGTAACCTTAGTGAGGATTACATCGGATACTCCACTAGATATGGTGACGCAGCAGGAGACTTTTCACCGTTGGCTCAGTTCACAAAGAGTGAAGTAAAAAGAATCGGTTATTACTTAGGACTACCTATAAAATATGTAGAGAAAACACCATCAGATGGGTTATGTGGTAAATCAGATGAAGATAACTTCGGATTTACCTATGCAGTATTAGATAGATATATTCGTACAGGTATTTGCAAAGATCCGGAAATTAAAAGACGGATTGATCGTTTACATACAAAAAATAAGTTTAAATTGGAACCAATGCCGTATTTCAATTACAAGGAGGATAATAATATGACATATTGTTGCTCACCAGAAGATATTGCTGTAGCTTTAGAGAAGGCTCAAGAAACTATTAATCATAAGCATGTACTCGATAAAGAGCTTAGAAGCTGTGAACGTCAGATTAAAGATGCTTTGGGTGTTGATGTATATATTATGCCTAAAGATGAACATGTTTATAAAACCTTATCAAAAGATGATATTTCATTTGTAGGAAGAACAAAAGATATTGCTACAGGGAAAATTAGAACTACTGTAGGGTTCAAAGATGGAACACAGACTTCTGTAGTCTTAAATGATTGGGAAGACGAAGATGATACTGAAAAAGCCATTATGTGGTGTTTGCTTAAGAAGTGTTTCAAATCAAAAAGAAGCTTAGAAAAAGTAATTTATTCAATGGAGGACATGTAATATGAGATCAAAGAATTCCTGGAACAAAGAGTATGAGACAAAAGTAGATAAAAACGGAAAGAAACATACTAGAATGGTTAAACATGGGATGAAGCAGTCTAAGAAGTCACTTGCTTTTTCTAAACATGTAAATAAAATGAAAACTGATAAACCTAAGTGGAATAAGAAATCTAGTGGCGAGAGCCACTAGAAAGGAGGGCTCATGAAAATACGGAAAGGATTTGTTACTAATTCAAGCTCTAGCAGTTTCATTATTTGCTTTGCAAGGATTGCTGACAAAGAAAAAGCTCAGAAGATAATTGATCAGTTCAATCTTGATGTATTAGATGTTACTGGTGTAAATGATGAAAGAAACTGGTCTGGTGAGCTTGGTGCTAGTTGGTGCGGAGCGGTCATTTATGGGGTTGATGACATTTTAGAAAAGCACCCTGATGGAGAATATATTGTAATTAAGGACAGTAACGATGCCTATTATGATGAATGGGGTGATGCTGTATATGATTATGATTTCTCTATGAATGAAGCAATAGATGCTATTACGGAAGTAAATGGATTTGCTGATATAGAAGTTGCTGAAGGAGAAGGGAGAGATGGTTAATGAAAATAAGAAGAGGATTTGTTACTAATAGTTCGTCTTCAAGTTATATCATTGCAAAAAAGAAAGATGCAACATTAGCAGACATTAAAAATTCACTGTTGAAAGTAAGAGACAACGCTAAATCTTTTTTGATTGAACAGCATAAATGGATTGATCTTGAGCCGGATGTAGAAGAGTCAATAAGAAAAGAAGATTATGATAAGGCTGCAGATGCGTTTTTAGAATATGTGGCAGATTATTTATACGGTAACTTTAATGCTGGAACATTGGGCGATTGGGAAGTTGGATCGGATGAGTTCTGGAATGACGGTGGTGATCCATATGAAAATTTTATTTTAGATTCTGCATGGCTTATCGGTGATGAAAACTTACAGATTATCTGAGGTGTAAACATGGAAATAAAAGCAAAGCAAATAATTGTAGATAGGAGCACATCTTATAAATATTATAAACCTAAATTCTGTTGCAAAGCATTGGAAGAGAATCCTAGGATAGTTATTTCTAATGAATATCCTGATAACTACTTATGTAGAACTTGTGAAACTATAGAATGCCATGGTTGTGACTATAAAACTGATGAAACTTTTGGAATTTTCTTTTACATAAGCGAAGAAGTCCAAGACTGGGAAGATACATGGCCTGAAGACTATTATTACCCTCTTAAATTCTGTCCATTTTGCGGAGAACCAATTGAAGTTGATGTCATAGAAACCATTGATAAAACAAAAGAAGCAGAAAAGGTATCTGAGGTTGCAACGAAGCTACGAAAACAGTTATGGGCATGTGATAGCAAGAAAAAGTGTGCAGAGTTAGAAAAAGAGATAAGGAACTTAGACGATATAGTAAATTATTATTATTCAACAGGAGAAATTGATGAAAATAGAGAAAATCAAAAAATTGTTGAAAAGTGAACACTATGATTTCTTAAGAGCGAACGAGCACCTGGGGAGTAACATAATTCTATTAGGCTTAGGTGGGTCTCATGCTTATGGTACAGATACAGAAAACTCCGATCTGGATATTAGGGGTTGTGCTTTAAATAAAAGAGAAGAAATCCTGATTCCTATACATAATTTTGATCAGGTAACGGAAGAAACAACAGATACAACAATCTATTCTTTTAATAAATTGATAACTCTATTGTCAAACTGCAACCCAAACACAATTGAGCTGATAGGATTGAAGCCAGAACATTATCTTTATATTCATCCAATTGGTCAAGAACTTCTTGATAATGCTGAAATGTTTTTATCTAAGAAAGCGATCTATTCTTTTGGAGGCTATGCTACAAGCCAGCTAAGAAGGCTTGATAATAAAGCTGCTAGAAAGCTAGGGCAAGAAGAAAGAATGCAGCATGTTCTTAATAGTATTATGAATGCTTTTTATACTTTCCCTGAAAAGTATTTCAATTTTCCAGAAGATGCAATAAAGCTTTATGTAGATAAAGGTATTCAGGAAGATTATGAAACAGAAGTATTTATGGATATCCAGTTGAAGCACTATCCTTTGAATGATTATCAGGGGATGTGGGCCGAAATGAAAAATATTGTTAAGGATTACTCTAAAGTTGGAAAAAGAAACAGACATGCCATAGAACATAATAAGCTAGGAAAGCATATGTGCCATTTAGTGAGATTGTATCTTATGTGTTTTGATATTCTTGAAAAAGGCAAAATTATTACATATAGAGAAGATGATCATGAGCTTCTTATGGCTCTACGTAATGGAGAATATTTGGATGCAAACAGTCAGCCCATCCCAGAATTTTTTGAAATGGTAAATGAGTTAGAGAAAAGACTTGAGTATGATTCAAAGAATACCTCATTGCCTGATAAACCAAATTATAAAGCTATAGAAGAATTTGTAATGTCTGTCAATGAAAGAATTGTATTAGGAGAGATTTGAAAATGAATTTTAATGGATTAAAAAGTAGCGAAGTAGAGGTTAGTAGGACTACATATGGAAGTAATAAACTTCCGGAGCCTGAATTGAAGAAATGGTATCATTTTGCTAAGGAGGCATTAACTGAACCAATTACTATGATTCTAATAATAATTGCTTTGTTTCAGTTGGTTTTAGGCGCTATGGGAGTAATGTCTCTTTCTGAACCTGTAATGATTATAGTGGTTTTAGCTATTGTTACTGGAATTGCTATTAAGACAGGTCTAGGCGTACAGAAATCTGCAGCAGAGCTAAGAGCAAAAACGGCAGTTAGATATTGTGATGTTGTCCGAGATGGAAGCGTACAGACAATTAATAAAGATGATCTGGTAGTAGGTGATTTAGTTCTATTGAGAACTGGACAAGAGATTTTTGCAGATGGATTTATTGTTGATGGAGAAATTTCTGTTAATAACGCCGCTATCAATGGAGAGACAAAAGAATGTAGAAAAATTCCTAGTGCTAATTATAAGCATGTTAAAACAACATCAACTACTGCATATACGGATCAGTGTTCTCTCTTTGCAGGAACAGTTATCATGTCTGGTGAAGGAAAAATGATTGTTACAGATGTTGGTGTTAATACAGTTAATGGTGATACTCTTGTCAAAATGCAGACTTTAGAGCCTCCTAAGACAGCTCTTGATATTGCTCTGGATCATTTGTGTGATTTTATTTCAAAATGGGGAACAATTGCGGCAGCATTAGCATTTGTAATTATGACAATTACAGGTATCTTAAATGCTGGAAGCTTAAGTCAGTATTTCTCAGGAAGTATTCTTGAAAGTATTCAGAAGGTAGCACAGAATGTCTCAAATGCATTGACAATTATTGTTGCGGCTGTACCGGAAGGTCTGCCACTCATTGTAAAACTTGTAACTAAACAGAATGTATCGACAATGGAAAAATTCAATATTCTTGCGAAGAATACTGGTAAAATTCCTGAATTGGCGTATGTTAATTTAATTTGTACGGATAAGACAGGAACTCTCACAACAGGCGAAATGACTTCTACAGTTATGATTAACGGTAACTGTCAGGATATTTTTAATAAGGAAAGTTCGCTCAACGAGCTAATTGATTTAAACATTTGTATGAATAATAGTGCAGTGTTTGATTCTAATGGGAATATCACTGGTGGCAATTCAATTGATCGAGCAGTGCTTGATATGCTTTCTCCTGAAGATGCACAAAAAATACAGAATAAAGCTATCATGAAAAAACGTATTCCATTTAGTAGTGAAAATAAATTCTCTGCAGTTACTTTAAATAATGGAGCAAATGATTTTACTGTTTATAAAGGCGCACCAGAAAAATTAATTGAGAAGTGTAAATTTTATCTTGATAATGATGGCATTGTAACTGAGCTGACAGAAGAAAAAAGAAAGGCTTTAAAGAGCCATATTAAGGGATTAACAGAGAAGGCAATGAGATGTATTGCATTGACTATCTCAGATAAAACTGATGATGGTCTCCCCGATGAAATGAATCTCCTTGGAATCATTGGAGTTGTTGACCCGGTTAGGAATGAAGTTCCAGAAGCAGTAAAAATTGCTCATAAAGCTGGAATTCAGGTAATTGAAATTACTGGTGACTGTATGGAGACTGCTAAGGCTGTTGCTATGGAAGCTGGCATTTATAAGCCTGGAGACTTAGCAGTTACCAATGATGAGTTTGAGGCAATGTCAGATGTAAAAGTAAAAGAAATTATTCCACAGTTAAGGGTAATTTCCAGATGTTCACCGAATACGAAGCTTCGCCTTGTAACATTAGCACAAGAAATTGGAATGTCTGTAGCAATGACCGGTGACGGTGTGAACGATGCTCCCGCATTAAAGAAAGCAGATGTAGGCTTTGGAATGCAAGATGGATCTGATGTAGCAAAAGAAGCAGCAGATATTGTTTTGACAGACAATAACTTTGCAAGTGTGGTAAAGGCAGTCGAACTTGGTAGAACATTTATGCATAACATTATGATGTTCCTTGAATTCCAGCTACCTATCAATATTTCATTGTTGATCTTAAGTATGGTATTTCCAATTATTTCTGGTGGCTCTGCTCTATTAGCAGCAGTTCAGATCCTTATTGTAAATATCATCATGGATTCACTTAACTCATTAAGCTTTGGTGGAGAACCGCCAAAAGAAGAATATATGAATGAAGAGCCTATCATGAAAGGATCCGGATTATTTATCCGTGGAGCGAAAGGGAGAATTGCATTAAGTTCAATTGTATTTATTGCTTTATTTGGTGTAATTACATTTGGTCCAGTTGGAAATATGTTTGCAACAAAACTTTCGGCTATGACAGCGAGATTCGCTTTATTGTGTCTAATGGCAGTATTTAATGGATTCACTATTAGAACAGATAGTATAAATCTTTTCAAAGGAATTAAAAATAACAAATTATTTATGTATATCGCATTGGGTATTTTTGCAATGACTGTAGTTTTGTGTAACTTTGTAGGAAATCTAGTACAGACAACTCCAATGGATGTTAAACAGTGGATTGTAGTCCTAATGACAGCATTTATGGTTGTGCCTGTAGATTGGATTAGAAAAGCAATTTGTAAGAAAGGAAGTAAATAAGATGGGATTTTTTGATAAGCTATTTGGGAAAAAAGATGAGGAGACAGCAGTAGAGCTATCTTCTGCTGTAACTCAGCAACCGGTGCATGAAGAAAAATTACAGACAATTGATATGTCAAAGCACAATGAGAATCTCGGCAAAGTTCTCATCGACATGTCTAAGGGAAGTAAGATTGATATGACAAAACATACGGCTAGAGTAGCTTTAGCAATGGATTATTCAGGAAGTATGGATTGGTTATATGATAACGGATCCGTACAGGAAACCATTTCTCGTTTGTTGCCTATTGCTCTAAGATTTGACGATAATGGAGAACTTGAGAGTTGGCTGTTCTCAAATGGAGCGGAGCGCTTAAAAGCTGCTAACGCTGATAATTATAGTAGCTATGTTAAAAATGTTATGAAAAAAGCACATATGTATATGGGTGGTACTAATTATGCTCCTGTATTGAAAGAAATGATTACATATTATAAAGATATTGAGCCAAGTGAAGTCCCAGCATTTATTATCTTTATCACAGATGGTGAAAATAGTGATGTCTCTGCTACCAATGCAGTTATTAAAGAGCTTTCAGAGTACAACATCTTCGTGCAGTTCATAGGAATTGGAGATGAAGATTTTGACTATTTAAAATCTCTTGATGATATGAAAGGTAGAAAACACGACAACACCGGTTTTACAGCAGTAAAAGACATGAATAAAATGTCTGATGAACAGTTATATACAGAGATTCTTCGTCAGTATAAAGACTGGCTGAATAATAAATAAAAAGGAGATAAAGAGATATGGCAGTAATCAACATGAGCAAAAATCAGAAAATTAGTATGGTAAAAGAAGATGGTACAGGCATTAAGAATTTCTTTATTGGAGTCAATTGGGATCAGAACCGTTATGCTGGTGAAGCAGACATTGACTTTGATATCAATGGATTTTTAACAGATTCAAGTCGCAAAGTAGTGTATCCAGAAGATTTAGTAAACTATAAAACCTATGAAGATGGTTCTGCATATCCTTGGGTAGACTATTCAGGAGACAATAAAACTGGTGATGATTCTCAGGGAATGATTTTCAATGGAAAGCACTATGACGAATATTTCATTGTGCATGCTGATACTTTCCCGAAAGATAAAACAGAATTTACTATCTGCTTAACAATTTTTAGGGCCTTACAGCGTATGCAGAATTTTGGAATGGTCTCCAATGCAATTATGACAATTTGTGATTACGACAATCCAGATGGTGATAAGTATGAATATGATCTGTCTGAGAATGAAAACTTTGAAAAATTGAATGCAGTAGAAATGGGTAAATTATACCGTTACGGAGATGGATTCAAATTCCAGGCATTAGGTTCCGGTTATGTGGGAGGTATGACAGAACTGTTTAAAAACTTTGGGCTTGATATTGATGAGGGGAGAGACTAATGAATATTACAGCTGGAGCAATTATTATAATTGTTATTTTAGTACTCGTAGGACTTTGTTTCTTTTTTAATAGTAAAATTGGAAAGAGAGTAAGGATAAGAGCATCTGGCACGGCAAATGAAGCTATTCAGAAAGATGCGTCTACACCTGAAGGAGCTAAAGCATATTATAATGCCGCTATTGAGAAGAAAGAAGATGAACTTCAGCAGGAAAATGTAAGATATCAGCAGATGCTTGGTAAGATTTCCAATTATGAAGATGACCTGTTCCATTTGAAGAAAGATGCCATGAAAGCAGATGTAAATGTAAACGCTTGTGTGGATCGAGGAGATGACGAAGCGGCAAAAGTCTACTTAAAAGAACAACAGGAACTTAATGATAAAATTGATTTTATTAAAAATACATTAAAAGAATGGAAAGAGAATGCTGATGTGCAGAAAGAAAAAGTAGAAGTACTACAGCAACAGCTTAATGATTTAAAAGCAGAAAAAGAGAGTGCAGTTTTAACTCTGGAAACAGCTCAGGCATCAAAAGCTTTTAATGTAACGCCAGGAGTATGTTCCAGCGAAGAGGAAAAGATGCTAGAGAAAGTGCGTGACGGAGTTAAAAAGCAAAAAGAGGCTGCTGATGGAGCTAGGATCGTTTATGAAAGTTCTACTATTGTGCAAAAACAGCGTCTGGATAAGAAAATGAAAGATGATGAAATTGATAAAAAGTTGCAGGAATTAAAGGCAAAGAAAGGCAAATAAAATGATAGTGTTGAATATAGGCGTGTTTGCGGTATGCTTATTAACCTGTTTCTTAGTTGGATTCTTTGTAGGGAAGAGAAAATAAGTGTAGTAACAAAAGGTTAAGGTGAGGTTCAATTCCTCACCTGCACTTAAGGAGGTTAAACAATGAAATAAAATATGGAGGTGATATTACGCAAAGAGGAAAAAGGATATTAAATAAACCAATTGATGATGCATGTGAGAAAGAAATTTTGATACCAACAAAAAGAGTGATTACTGTAGAAGCTGAATACAACTTGACTGATCCTGAATTAATTGGAGTAGAAATAACTGACAGAGACAGAGTAGAACAGCTAGTAAAACATGATGTCCGAGACTGTTTTGAATTTGATGAAGGATTTGTAAGTTTAACAGTAACTTGTAGTGATTATTAGGGAAGGAGAAAGAATGATTAATAGTTTCACTGGAGATTATTACTTTTTAAGTAACTTTTATATGGCACCGGTAAGTTATAACGGATGGGACTATACGAATAATGAAGCAGCTTTTCAAGCACAGAAAACAAAAAATCGTAGACTAAAATTCCAGTTATTTTCTCAAGCTAGCCCATCAGAAGCAAAGGCAGCAGGTAGAAAGATTGATTTGAGATCAGATTGGGAAGAAGTGAAAGATAAAGTAATGTATGAAATCGTACTGGCTAAATTCACTCAGAATCCAGACCTTAAGGAAAAATTACTTGCTACAGGAGATGAATATTTGGAAGAGGGTAATACTTGGGGAGATACTATTTGGGGAACTGTAGATGGAGTTGGAGAAAATAGGCTTGGGAAGATACTTATGAGAGTGAGAGATGAATTAAATGAAACTTAACATATTTTTTATCATTCTTGATGCTATTTTTATAGCAGTATCATTGGTAGACCTTATTACTTATAAAAATTTACTTAGTTTAATGCTGGTAGTCTTTTTCACTTGGACATTTGTAAATAATATTAAAGAATATAAAGGAGACAAATAACATGGTAAAAACATTAAAAGAAACAACAGAAATGATGGTTAGCCCAGATTATAACGAGAGATTCAAAGCTGAATATTACCAGTTAATGCTTAGATTCAGAGGTTTGCAGTCTATACTTTTTAAATGGGACAATGGAAGTCTTAGTTTTGAGCCAACATGCCCAAGAAGCATTTATAATATTCAGATTGATGCTATGGCAAGCTATTTAGCTATCTTAGAAGCTAGAGCTGTTATGGAAGGTATTGAATTATAAAAAAATTGAGGGAAACTTATAGCAATCGTACAGAGGAGCTATAACATGCTGATGGTAGCGTAGGGATTTTGCGTCAGTATAAAGAGGTGGCTGCGTAGGGTGAGGATAACGTTAACAACTACGAATTGTAATGTTGGCCCAAAGCAAGTAAGTATAGTTATGATATCTGCTGCCATAGGCAACACCTCCTTCAAAAATAATGTGTGATACAATCCCATATCACATTACCCATTCAGAAGATCCTCACCCGGTACAGACCTGGAATCAATAGTATTGTACTTTAGGTGAGGTGGTTTGTCAATATAAGGAGAGTACAATGATAAAAACTACGATTACGGAGACAACTAAAAAATATGATAAAGAAGGCCATCTTATTGAGGAGACAACTAGAACTGAAACTACTGAGGATAATACTATAACATTTAGTTCTTACCCCTATGGGACAACTCAGAAGGATTGGACCTTAACTACAAATGTAGGAGAGAGTTTATGAAAAAGAAAGTATTAAGTATTTTAGGAGTTTTATTGATAAGTATTTCAACATTAACTGGTTGCGCTAAATGCATTGATAAAAAAGAGGAAAGCGTGAAGGTCACAGTTGTAAATGAATATTATAAACCTAAAGAAACCCGTTTTACAGGTATGGTTAATCATGTTCCGCAATTTCGAACTGATTATGCTGAATATGAAATTACGGTAAATTATAACGGAACTGAATATTCACTTAGTGATGAAAGTACATATCGTCAATATCATGGAAGAATAGGGCAAACAGTGTCTGCTGTATTGATTACAAAAACATATGATAATGGCAAGGTAAAACAATGGATTGATAGTTTAGGAGGAATTAAGTGATTAAGCAAACCATGGGATGGATTTCTGCTATATGTGGAGTAATTGGAGCTATATGTAGTGGTTGGAAGTTAATGCTTTTGCCAGTAGTAAGAATATTAAACATGATTGCAGATAAAAAATTAGATTTGTGTATTTTATTGATTTCAATTATGAAAATGTTTTTTGCGATACCTGTAGCATATTTCATGATTCTTATAGGATTTTCAATCGCTACATATTGTTGGAGGTGGTGGAAGTAATTTGGATCACAGGTGATACACATGGGGATTGGATCCATAGATTAAATATGGACTCGTTCCCGGAGCAAAGAGAGATGACTAAAGATGACTATGTAATTGTTCTTGGAGATTTTGGGATATGGAGAGATTCACCTCAGCAAAGGTGGTATCTGAATTGGCTTGAAGAGAAGCATTTCACAACACTCTTTATTGACGGAAATCATGAATGTTACGATATATTAGATGCTTATCCGGTAGAAGAATGGCATGGTGGTAAGGTACATTTTATTAAACCATCAGTAATTCATCTTATGAGAGGACAGGTATTTGATATAGACGGGTTAAAATTCTTTACTTTTGGTGGAGCTGCCAGTCATGATATTTCAGATGGAGTATTAGAGATTGATGATCCAAGAGTAAAAGAATGGAGAGATGATCCGGATAAAATGTACCGAATTAATCACATTTCATGGTGGGAGCGAGAAATGCCGAATCAAGAAGAGATGGATGAAGGTATAAAGAACCTGGCAGAACATGATAATAAAGTAGATTTTATCCTAACGCATTGTACAGCTTCTTCTACAGCAGCATTATTATCACATGGATTATATAAACCGGATAAGCTAACTGATTATTTGGAAGAGATCAGATGTAATGTTGACTATGGACGTTGGCTGTGTGGGCATTACCATGATAGTAAAGCTATAACAGCAAAGGATTATGTCTTATATGAACAGATTGTGAGGATCGCATAATGGTAGAGCTTACAGAAAACGCTAAAGATTATATTGAATGTCTAAAAGATATATTACAAAGAAAATACCTACTGTCAGGTGAGAAAGCTTTAGATATGATTGCAACTTCTTATATTATGGAGTCTCTTATTGATTACCCAGAAGAGACATTACATGATGATATTGAAGCACATGCAGATAATATTTATGAAGATTGGATAGGTGAGCTATGAAAACATTTTTATCAATTTTGAATATTCTATGTTGGGGTATTCTAGGAGCCTATTGCTCATCAATAGGGATACATGGAACAAGATTTTATATAATATTACTAATTGTTGGCGTTATTGATATACTTAGTGTTGTGGTGAGTAGCTTATGAATTATTATATTTCAGACTTACATATTGGTCACACAAATGCATTGGCATTCGATGCTAGACCATTTAAGACAATAGAAGAGAACGATGAAACTATTAAAAATAATTGGAATTCAGTAGTTGGCTTAGATGATGATGTTTATCTTTTAGGAGATATTAGTTGGTATGGTTCAACTAAAACATTGGAGTATTACAGCCAGTTAAATGGTAGGATTCATTTAATAAAAGGAAATCATGATAATAAGATTCTGAAAAACAAAGATTTACAGAATTTATTTGTAGAAATAGTTGATTATAAAGAACTATACCTTAATCCAAAAGAGAGTATTATTCTTTGTCATTATCCGATTCCTTGTTTTAAGAATCATTACTATGGTTGGTACCATTTATATGGACATGTACATACAGGTTTTGAAAATAATATGATGCAAAGAACAAAGTATGAAATGGAAAATCTATATAATACACCATGTAAAATGTATAATGTCGGAGCAATGCTGCTGAATTATACTCCTAGAACTTTAGAAGAAATAACAGGAGGAGCTACGTGTTTATAACTAGAAAAAAGATGAAAAAGAAAATTACTGATACATATAACAAAGGATTCCATATAGGAAAACTTTATGGTGTTACTAAAATATATAATGAAATAAAAGGAGGCAACACAGATGTAATTGATCTGTGCAAGAGAATTATGAGTGAGAAAGAGGTATTCAATACTTAATGTATTGTGCTTACATTACTGAGCTTAAGCAACTTCGTAAACACAGCAATGCTGATAGGCTCCAGCTTGGTACCGTTTTTGGAAATACGGTTATTGTTGATTTAAGTTATTACGAAGGGCAGAAAGTTGTATTTTTCCCGGTTGATGGTCAGCTAGGAGAAGAATTTGCAAAAGAAAACAATTTACTGCGTATTAAAAATGAAGATGGAACAACTACAGGTGGATATCTTGATCCTGTAAAACGAAACATTAAAGCTATGAGACTGCGAGGTGAGAAATCAGAAGGACTGGTTTTACCAGTAGAATCTCTTAGTAAATGGACTGATATAAATAAATTATCTTTAGGAGATCAAATTACTGTACTTGATGGGACAGTTATCTGTAAAAAATATATTCCAAGATCAAATCATAAAAAATCTAATAATGATCCGAAAGTAAAAACTCCGAATTTAAAAAACAAATTTCCTTATTTTAAAGAACATGCTGATACAGAACAGTTAGCATATAACTTAAATGCTTTTAAGCCAGGAGATACTTGTTACATTACTTTGAAAATGCATGGCACATCTGGTCGAACAGCAAATGCAATAGAAATAACTACTAAGAAAAAGACTCTACTACAAAAACTTTTTTGTAGACCGGCTCCTGCTATCAAAGAATGGAAAATAGTTACTGGAACAAGAAGAGTTGTACTCAATACATTTGAAGGCGGTTACTATGGGAATGATAAATTTAGACAGAAATATCATGACTACTTTATTGACAAACTGCCAAAAGGAATGGAAGTGTTTTATGAAATCGTAGGGTGGGTTGATGGTACAGAGCAGACCATTATGGGAACCTGTTCCAACGCTAAAATTAAAGATAAAGAAGTTAAGAAGCTTTACGGTGATGAAACAGTGTTCTCTTATGGGTGCACTCCTGGTACTTCTGATATTTATGTTTATAGAATGACTATGACCAATGAAGATGGAGTTATTACAGAGATTCCATGGGAAGAAGTAAAGAATTGGTGTGATTGTTTAGGAGTTAAACATGTACCTGAATTTGATAAATTCCTGTTTACTACTAAAGAAGATCTTATGGAGCGTGTAGAAAAATACTATGATGGGCCTGATCCAATAGGGGCGACACATGTTAGAGAAGGTGTAGTTGTAAGAATTGATAATAGAAGTAGCTTTAAGGCTTATAAACACAAGAATTTCACTTTCAAGGTCCTTGAAGGATTGATAAAAGATTCCTCTGATACACCGGATATGGAAGAGGCACAAGAAATTATTGAGGAGGAAACTGTATGACATTAGCAGAGAGATTTTTTAAGGAAGAATTAGAAGTATTTGAAAATGATGATATTCAGGAATTTTGTATTGAATTACTAGATACTGCGCCTACATATTTCTGGCAAGTGTCTGCTTCAAGTACTAACAAGTATCACCCTGATTATACAGTTGGTTTTATGGGACTTGCTAAACATGTAAAAGGAGCAACTAGATTCTTAAATCATATGCTGTCAATTGATTGTATCAAGAGTCAGTTTACATCAAGAGAAAGAGATATGCTACGAACAGCTATTATGAACCATGATGATGAAAAACTTGGGCGTAATGGCAGTCAATATACTCTTTTTAAACACCCGTTACTTATAGCTGAGAGAATAAAATCCTATAAAGGATTTGAATGGTTGCCAGATGAAGAATTGGATTATATTGCAGACTGTTGCGCCTCACATATGGGTGAATGGAACACAGATAAAAGAAGTAAAGATGAGCTGCCATTACCAGAAACAAAAGGTCAGATGATAGTTCACTTAGCAGATTATTTAGCATCAAGAAAAGATTTAACAGTATCTTTTGATGAAACTGAAGTAGATGAACTGATGAAAGAATTCAAACCTACACCAGAAACATATCTTATGCCATTCGGCAAACATAAGGGAGAACCACTCTCTGAAATTCCAGATAGTTATTTAGGATGGTTGAATGATCAGAATCCATCAGAACCTCTGAAAACACTACTTGCTGAAGCCTTAGGTATTAGCGGAAGCATCTTTGAAGAGGAGGCATGAGATGGAAACACGAACAACATTATGCCAGTGCACTCGTTGTGCTTCAGTATTTGAATGGAATGAAAGAAAAAATAATAGATGCCCAGAATGCAAAGGCATATATACAGTTATTAGATTCGCTAACCCGTCAGATGAAGAATATTTAGATAGAGTTAGTATGAGATTTAGTGAATAAGTCGTTCAATCATGAACGCTTATCAATATACCAAACAATATTATTTATAAGAGGAGACATTATTTATGAGTGAAAAAACAAATTTAAGACAGGCAGACACAAAAGTAGAAGTAGTTGGTATTGTAAGCGAAAACACACTGGAAGAATCAGTAAGAGATGGTAAAAAAGTCATTAGTGGTGACATTACAGTACAGACAGGAGACATTAACTTTGTAACATTTAGAGTGTATATCAATGAGAAAAAGAATGACGGCACAGATAATGGCTATTATGCAGGCATTGAAACTGTAATGAGAGAATATCAGTCTATTGCTAAAGTTGGTAAAGACGCAGCTACAAGAGTAACTGTTACAGATGGTCAAATCAGACCTCGTTCTTACGTTGGAAAAGATAAACAGGTACATGTAGGTATTTCTTATCAGACAATGATTTTTAAGCGTTATGATGGAGCCCCAGAGAAATTCGAGCCTCGTGCTTGGTTTGAAGTAGAAATGGCAATTGCTTCTATTACTCCAGAACTTTATACATCTGGTGAGAATAAAGGTGAAGAAACAGGCCGAGCTATCGTAAAAGGATGGGTGCCTACATACGCAGGAATTGAGCCAATGACCTTATATGCTCCAGCAGAAGATGGAATTGCAGAAGCAATTTTAGATGATTATGCACCAAATCAGACTGTTAAGTTCTATGGTGATATTGTAAATAGTCGTGCAGAAATCACAAAAGAAATTCCTGTAAAAATTGGTAAACCAAGATTTGAGAAGAAAACGATCTATAAAAATGAAATGATTATTACAAATGCTTCTGATGCTTACGGTGAGGATAGTGAAACACCAACTCCAGAACCATATGACATTGGTGCAATTTCTCAGGCAATTACTGATAGAGAAGTTCGCTTAGAGGAAGAGAAAGCAAAAGCTAAACAGCCAGAGACAGCAACTTCTGCCGCAACAACTAAAGCTAGACCAAAACTTCCTAATTTTTAATCTATAAACAAGTTTGTAAAAATATAAATAGTAAAATTAAAGGAGATTACATATGACAGATAGTATTTTTGAACCAGAAGTAAGCGTTGTAGCACATGGCCTTGAAGGAAAAGTAATTATGCTTTATGGCACAAACAATACGGGAAAAACTTATAATTGCGCAAAGATGAAGAATGCTTTGTTCTTCATGTGTGAGAATGGTTTAGGTGCTCAGGCAGGAGTTAAACATAAAATGATTAACAACTGGAGAATGTTCACTAAGTACATCAAAGAACTTACTGATCCTAAAACAGTAGAAAGAGCTAAAGAGATTTATTCCACTATTGTTATTGATGAAGTATATGCTTCCTCTCTGTTTTGCCAGAAATTCGTATGTGACACATATGGTGGAGGATGCATTTCTCTTGGAGCCAATGAAAACAGCAAAGTAAATCTTTATCAGATTTATGAACGTATTTATTGGGAACAGATTCAGAAATTAGTAACTTCCGGGTATACAGTGGTATTCGTTGCACATGCAGACGAAAAAGATGGCTTTATTCAGCCTAAGGGAGACAAGCGCTGTATTAAACCAATTGTAGATAATTGTGACGTAGTGGCTTACCTTGAGCCAAATGGCGTAGATGAAGATGGACATGTAATTAAATCTTCTGCTTATTTTGCACAGACAGATAAGTTCTTCGCTCGTTCAAGATATGATTTCATGGTAACTAAAATTGAAGAGTTTACAGCAGATAATTTAGAGAAAGCAATTTCTGATGCAATCACTAAACAGGAAGAAGCTGACGGTATTAAATCAGTATCCTATGATGAGCAGCAGTCTATGTATGAAGAAAAAGAAACAATGTCCTTTGAACAGCTTCAGGAAGAGATTGCCCTTTGGGGAGGTAAACTAGCTGCCTCAGATCATATGGAAACATTGACAGATATTGTAGAGCAGACTCTTGGTGTCGGGAAGAAAGTATCTCAGTGTACTAAAAAGCAGACTGAGGCTATGAGTATTATTCTCGAAGACATTAAGGATGCTTGTGCTGAATTAGGAGTGGCGTAATGCCAAGGGCAATGTACATTTGCCCGGTATGTCATAAAAATGTACTTGCTTCGAAAGCTATTCATATAAAAACCAGATACTATCATAAAGCTTGTCTTGATAAAAAAATCAAGAAAGAAAAAGAAAAGATTGACAATGATAAACTGACGAAGAAGCAAAGGGAACAATATGAGAGAGCGCTGAAACAAAGTGCTCTCCCTGAAATCCCTGAAGCAGTTCCAGAAAGTGAAGCCCAGGCAGCAGAAAAATTCTTTAGTAAAGTGGAGCAAATACAGGGTAAATGCACAGCGAAAAGTTCAGCAATGGCTTATAAATACAAAAAAATGTATGAAGGATTTACTTGGGAAGGAATGGAACAGACTTTAGAATATTGTTTTTCTATAGTTGGATTAGAAGCCAGGAAAGATGAAGATAGTGACATTGTTGGATTAATTCCTTGGTATTATGACCAAGCTCAGGCATTTTATGCACAGCTAGACAGTATAGAACCTTCAAAAGTAGATTTGGATAAGATTTATAAAAAGAAGCATATAAAAGTATCGCCTAAAAAGAAAAATGTAGATTTGATTGATATAAGCAAAATAGGGGAGTGAATATGTTAATTGACAAACACGCCACTCTTCAATGTTTAGGATGTATTATGAAGAAACCTTCCCTTTTGGAAGAATACACACTTACACAGTATGACTTTGAAGAAGAACAATTTTACGCAATATTATTTTCATGTGTGTATAATCTCTACAACCAAGGGGTAGAGATTATAGATACATTTGCTATAGATAGTTTTCTTTCAAGATATGAGAAACAATATAAAATTTTCAACGATAATCAAGGAATTGATTATTGTGACGATGCCATTCGTTTGGCTGAATTGGAAAATTTTAGTTACTACCTGGAACGTTTGAAGAAATTTAGTCTTTTAAGATACTGGGATTCATGTGGAGTAGACATAAGGAACATCTATGATCAAACAATCATTGATCCTAGCAGACAAGAACAGCAAGCAGCTAAATTAGATGCAACTTCAATAAATGATATGATTCTGGAAGAAGAGGATCTGCTCATTACGAAAGCAAAAATGCTCTATGGAATGGATTCTTCGAGAAGGGGTCAGCTTGCCGGTAAGGGAATGAAAGAACTGAAAGAAAGATTGAAAGAAGAACCAGAGTTTGGAATACCTTTACAGAGCCCTATGATGACTACTATTGCTAGAGGGGCGAGACTTAAAAAGGTCTATCTTCGTTCTGCTGATTCTGGTGGAGGAAAGACAAGGACTGCATTGGCAGATATCTGTAATATTTCAATCCCTTATTTCTATGATACAGATAAAAAAGAATGGATTTACACTGGGTGTGAGGAACCATCTCTATTCATCTCTACTGAGTTAGAGGAAGACGAAGTACAGACTATCATTATGGCATACGTTTCCGGAGTACCAGAGAACAAGATTCTTGATGGAGACTATGAAGGAGATGAGGAAGAACGAGTAGATAAAGCTATTGAATATATTGCTACTTATCCTTTATATATAGAAATTATTAATGATTTTGGTATAGAAGATATATCAAATATCATTAAAACTTATAAGAGAGAAAAAGGATGTCATTATTTCGTATTCGATTATATACATATGTCAGCTAAATTAATTGCTGAAGTTGCTTCTATGAGTAAAGGAATGAAATTGAGAGAAGATCAGACTTTGTTCTTATTCATGGACACTCTTAAGAATTTGGCTATGAAATTGGATATCTTTATTCTAACAATGACTCAGTTAAATGGTACATACAAAGATAGTCAGATTAAAGACGAAACAATGTTAAGAGGTGCAAAATCTCTAGCAGATAGAATTGACTTAGGTGAAATTTCACTGAGACCAACAAGTGCAGAGTTAGAGTGTGTAAAGAAACTTATGCACAATATGTATGGAGTACCGATACCCAATCTTGTAAGACACATATATAAAGTACGAAGAGGAAAACTGACAAAAATCCGTTTATGGCAATATGCTGATCTCTCTACTGGTAGAACTAAAGATTTATTTATTACAGACAACTATTATAACCTGATCGAAACTGAAGTGGCTGTAGCTCAAATTGAGAAAGTAATTGAGGAACATTCTGAGAGCCTTGATGATATCCAGATTACTGATGATGAGCAACAAGAAGCTACGAGTACTTTATTGGGATCAATGCCATTTGATTTTTAGGTGTACTGATGCCTTACTATGATAAAAATGCAATATTAAAGGCTCTTACAAAGGAACAGGTAATCAAGATAGTTACCGATTTAGGATCAAAAGGATATAGAACAGACTCATCTGGGAATCTTATCTTTCAAACAATCTGTCATGGTGGCGATAGTTATAAGCTTTATTACTATCATGAACCTACAGATCAGTATTCTGGAAGAACATTTCATTGCTACACCTCATGTAGCGAATCATTCTCTATTTTTGAATTAGTAATCAGAGCTAAAAGAGTACAAGGGATTACTTATACTTGGTATCAGGCGGTATCTTATATTGCTAATCAAATAGATATGAAAGCTGTTGAACATATTGAGAGACCAAAACATATATGTGATATGTCGTGGCTCAAGAAGTTTGGGAAAAACAAATCTACAGACATTATAGACTGTGAACCTATAGATGAGCATGTATTAGAAATGTTTGAATATACTCCTCATGAAGTGTTTTTAAACGACCATATTTCCAGAGAGACGTTATCTACATTTGAAATATCTTATTGGGGTAATACAAATCAAATAGTTATTCCTCATAGAGATAGACATCAAAATCTTATTGGTATAAGAGGAAGATATCTCGATGAAGAAGACGTAGAGAACATTGGAAAATATGTACCTCTTAATATAGAAGGAAAATTTCTAAGCCACAAGTTATCACATAATCTTTATGGTATTCATATTAACCAGAATAAGATTAAGACTTGTAGGAAATGTTTACTACTTGAGTCTGAGAAAGGAGTTATGCAAAATCATTCGTATTTTGGTGATGATGACTTTTCTTTAGCTGTATGTGGCAGTGAAATTTCAGATGAACAAATCAAATTGCTACTCGATTATTTGAAGATAGAAGAATTAATTCTTGGTTTTGACAAAGAATATAAGGATCCGTATGGATGGGACGGTGAGCTGTACAAAAATAAATTGTTTAAGAAAATACGTCCGATTATTCCATATTGTAAAGTATCAATCTTATGGGATAAAGATGGGGTATTAGATTATAAGGATGCGCCTACAGATAAAGGCAAAGAAACATTATTAAAACTGCTTGACAACAAAGTAGAAATAACTATGGAAGATATCACGTTGGAGGGAACGTATTATGTATAGAAAGGCATTAATTGACTGAAATCAGTCAGAAAATCCGACAAGTAACTGAGGAGGATAAGGGGTTACCTTATCTCTCCTACAGTAAAGAGAGTAACTTTGATCACTGTCCACTGAGCCACAAATTAAAGTATATAGACAAAAACTTTTCAAAGAAATCGTCTCTTCCTATGGAAATTGGTTCTATTTTACATAAGGCATTAGAGCTTAAAGGAAGAATGATAATGGAAGGTAAGACAGTAGATTATGACTATCTTAAAAGCATTACAGAAGAGGGCTATTTAGAGACTGATGAGAAGTCGGATAATCACATTCTCGGTATAAAAGACCTCAAAAAGAAATATTTTGATGAGTTTTTTACTGCTGATAGTAAGTCAGGTATGAACTATTCAGAAAAGATGGATATCTTTTATAACAAAGTATTACCATCTAGGATTGATAGTAAAGAGTGGACTCCCGTAGCAGTAGAACAGAGATTTGAATTTGTATATGACGACAGAGTTATTATACATGGTTTTATTGATAGAGTGGATAAGAATGCAAAAGAGCAGCTAAGGATTACTGACTATAAATCCTCAAAGGCCGTGTTTAGAGATGCAGATATAAAAACACCTATGCAACATGTAATTTATGATCTGGCATGTATTCATTTATATGGACAGCCTGCAACAGACCATGTGTATGATTTTATTCTTATAGATGCTATTCAAGGAGCTGACGAAGGTGTATGTACCAAAGGCTATCTTAACAGAGGAATTAAGAAACTGGACAAGGTGTTAAATGAAATGGATGAAATGGAAATTAAAGGCGAGTATCCTCCCAAACCAACTCCATTATGCTACTGGTGTCCATTCCACAGCACTTCCCCAAATGCTGATCCTAAGTTTTCTGGTCTATGCCAGTATCATAGCTTATGGACACCTGAGAAAAAATCATTTGCAGTACTTAATCCTTATGGACAAGAAATAAAGAAAGAAACTAAGAGAAAGTTGGTGTTCTAGTGAGAATAGAGACACATGCGCATACAGAATTTAGTCAGCTTCGTATGTTGGACTGCATCGTAAAAGTACCTCAATTAATAAAACAAGCTGCGTCTCTTGGACTTTCAGGAGTTGCTATCACTGACCATGAGTCTGTATCTGGTCATGTGAGATTTATTCAAACAATTAAATCCATGAAGTCTTCCGGTGAACTGCCGGAAGATTTCAAAGGAATACTTGGTAATGAAATATATTTAGTTGACAAATTAAATATATCAGAAGATGGAAAGAAGTCTTGTGATTCTCCATTTTATCATTATATTCTTCTGGCTAAAGATGAAATAGGGCATAAGCAGTTAAGAGAACTTAGTTCATTAGCATGGGACAACAGTTTTTATACAGGAAGGATGGAACGTGTTCCTACATTGAAAAGTGATCTGGAACATGTAGTTAAATCTAATCCTGGACATCTGATTTCAACGACAGCATGTTTAGGAGGAGAATTAGGCAAATCTCTATTAGCAGGAGAAAATTATATGGATTTTCTTCTCTGGAACCAGCAGTTATTTGGTAAAGATTTTTACTTGGAAATGCAACCGGGACTGTCAGAAGAACAGATAAAGTTGAATCGAGAGATTGTAAAATTAAAGCATCAATTAGGAATAAAAGCTACTATCGCCTGTGATGTTCACTATTTGAAACAAGAGGATAGAGAAATTCATGCTGCTTATCTTAATAGTCGCGATGATGAAGAAAGAGAGTTAGGTGATTTCTATGAATCAACTTGGATGATGACCAATGAGCAAATTCATCAGAGGATGGATTATCTTGGGTATGAAGAAGTGGAAGATGCTTTGAAGTGTTCTCTGGAGATTGGTGAGAAGGTTGAAGAGTATGATTTGTATTGTCCAACTATTGTTCCTGGAGCTGACATCCCTGATTTTGAGTTAAGTGATTTCTTTGGCAATTATTATGATCGCTATGAATACATATCTAAATTCGCTCATAGTGATAATGTTTATGATAGATATTTATTAAAACTGATAGAAGATGGATATTATGAAAAGATTCCTTATACTACTTTCGGTAAAGTAAAATTTTTTGAGACTTTAGATAGAATTGAAGTTGAATTAAAAGAAATGTGGCTTGTTACTGAAAAGCTTGGTACAAGTATTTCTTCCTATTATATATCAACACTTGAGTTGGTTAATATTATGTGGGAAGAAGGAGATTCTTTAGTGGGTGTAGCCAGAGGTTCAGTAACAGGAATGTTTACAATGTATCTCATTGGCATTACTCAGATGAATCCTTTACAGTGGGGACTGCCTCATTGGAGACATATTTCCCATGAAAAAGTTGAACTCAGTGACGTAGATATCGACACACAGCAAGATAGAAGACTAAAAATCATTGAAGCTGTGAAACGTCGCAGAGGTGAAAGAAAAGTACTTAATTGTAGCACTTTTAAAACAGAGGGTAGTAAATCAGCTATTATTACTGCTGGTAGAGGATTAGGGTTAGATTCAGATATCACTCAGTATTTATCTAATCTTATCCCTGTTACCAGAGGTCAAACTTGGAGTTTGCATGATTGTCTTTATGGGAACGAAGAGAAAGAACGTCAGAGACAAACTGAATTTGCAAATGAAGTCAAAAAATACGACAAACTTTTAGAAACGGCTATGACTATTGAAGGGCTTATATGTGGAAGAAGTATACATGCTTCAGCAGTATATTTGTTTAATGAAGATTTTTTGGCTCACAATGCTAGGATGAAAGCTCCAAACGGTATTTATATCACTCAATTTAATATGAAAGATTCTGATTATTGTTCTGGTCTTAAAATGGATTTCTTAACCATTCAGGCATTAGATAAGATTAGAACTTGTATGAATTTGCTAATTGATGCGGGATATATGAAATGGCAAGGATCACTGAGAGCTACATATAATAAATATTTACATCCAGATGTACTTGATTATGATACTAAAGAAATGTGGGATATGGTTGCAAAGAATGATGTGACAGATCTCTTTCAGTTTGATACTGCAGTTGGGCTCCAGGCAGCTAAACGAATCAAACCCCATTCCTTAGTAGAGCTTGCAACTGCGAACTCAATTATGAGACTTATGGTATCAGGAGAAGGCGCTGAACAGCCCATTGACACTTATATTAGGTATAAGAATGATATTAATGAATGGTACAAATGCATGAGAGATGAGTACCGTTTGACAGAAAGTGAAATAAAAATATTAGAGAAATATCTATTACCTGTATATGGAGTAGGAGATACACAGGAAATTGTAATGGAAATTTCTATGGATGATCATATTTCAGGATTCAATGTTACACAGAGTAATAAGTTAAGAAAAGGTATTGCTAAAAAAGATGAAAAACTGCAGGAAGCTATGAAAAAGATGTTCTTTGAACATGGCAAAGAGATTGGAACTTCAGAGAATCTGCTGAACTATATCTGGAAAGAAGTTATAGGAAAGCAGCTTGGGTTGAATACGGCTCAAGTAAAACCTTGTGAACGTATGCAAAAACGGTGTCCGTACTTTTTACGGGCTAACGGTGGACGCTGATAATGCCAATACCGTGCCAAGTTAAATCGGGTGTAACGACTATTAGTACTGATGAGATTAGCACATTGGGAAGCGCAAGGATAGGGTGACTGTGCTCTGGAGGTTACGATGGAAGAATGGAAGGATATTGAAGGATGGGAAGGAAAATATCAAGTATCCAATTATGGAGACATTAAAAGATTAGAACGAGATATTACAGATAGTTTAGGAAGAACCAAGCATTATACTGAAAAAATATTTCATCCTCATAAAGCAAATAACGGATATACGAGAGTAAGTTTTGGAACAGAAAGAGATTTGACTCATAGGGTTGTAGCAAAAGCTTTTTTGCCGAATCCTCGAAATTTACCGGAAGTAAATCATAAAGATGGACATAGGAAAGATTTCAATTTTGCAGGGACCAAAGAAAATAATTATGAAGACGGAAATTTGGAATGGGTTGACAGAAAAGAAAATATGCTTCATGCCTCTCGTACAGGTTTGATTAATAAAGATAGTAAAAAACGGAAAATATCAACAGCATTAAATCAGAAAAAGTCAGTTGAAAAAGCACTAAGACCTGTAGCATTGCTTGATGATGAAAATAATATTTTGAGTATTTTTCGAAGTATAAAAATTGCTGGTGAGATTACAAACATTCCTCAACAAAATATAGGAGAAGTATGTAGAGGGAATAGAGACTCAGCTGGCGGGTTTAAATGGGAATATGTGGACAAAGATTTATTTAATACAGTCACTCAAGAGATAGTCTAGTCCGAACAAATACTACGAAAGTAGCGGTACACCGATTCATTTTCTAAAAACCACACTTTCCCTTATTCCTGTATTGGTTTGCAAGAGTTGAATTTAGGATATCACTATCCAATTATCTATTGGAATACAGCATGTTTAATTATCAATGCCGGAGCCAACGAAGAGCTTGATGATAATAAGTCCACTCAATATGGGAAAATTGCGAAAGCAATAGCCAATTTTAAGCAGCGTTCAATCATAGTAGACAGACCTCTTATCAATGAAGCAAAGTTTTCCTTTGTCCCAGATGAAAAGAACAATCGTATTATTTTCTCTTTTAAAGGACTTTGTGGAATAGGTGATGATATAGCTCGTGCCATTGTAGAGCATCAGCCTTATAGTTCATTTGAAGATTTCTGTAAACGTATGGTAGACACTAAGATTATTGGTACTGCTAAAATGATTATTCTAATTAAAGCTGGTTGTTTCAATGAACTTGATTCTCCAGATCGCATGGAAACAATGAAAAAGTTTCTTTCTCGTAATGTATTTACACCTATAGATAAGCTGACTATGCAGCAGTTTAACTCAGCATTAGAATATGACATCTTCCCAAAAGAGATGGAAACAATGATTAGAATCAAGAATTTCAAAGCGTATGCTTTACATGAGAGTTTCTTTTTAAAAAATATAATAGATGAAGGAAAAAAGGTACCTAAAAAAGGATATCATGACAGATATTTTGCTCTTGATGAAAGAGGTACAGAATTTTTGATGGAGCACTTTAATACATGTATTGTGGGTACAAAGGAGGATGGAGTAATTATTTCAGAGAAGCTCTTTAATAAAGAATGGGATGCTCTTATCCAACCATTGAAAGATTATATGGCTTTACCTGAGACACTTCAATTATATAACCAGAAAAAACTTGACTTAACAATGGAATCTTATGCATCTGGATCATTAGAACAATGGGATATGGAATCATTAAGCTATTACCCGGATCGGCATGAGTTGTGGAATTTGAATGAGCCAAAGTATGGAGTGGTTGATTATAATTCACTCCCAGAGATTCCTGAAGTGTATGAGCATACCACAAGAAGAGTTAGAGGAGAAATTAAACATTTTCCTAAATATAAAATATTTCGATTAGCTGGAACTGTTTTAGACTCTGATAATAATAAACATTTGGTGTCGTTGCTGACTAACCATGGTGTCGTAACCTGTAAATATAACAAAGGTCAGTATAGTTATTATAATAAAAGAATTTCTGAGCAGACACCTGCAGGCAAGAAAAAAGTTCTGGAAGAGTCTTGGTTTAAAAGAGGTTCTAAAATCATTGTTTGTGGTTATAGGCGTGAAGATCAATTTGTTATTATGAAATATCCAGACACTGTTTATACTCATACAACTAATAGAATTGAGGAAATTTACAATGATGGAACAATATTGGCTCAAACAGATAGAAAGAAAGTTGGTGAAGGATAATAGAAACTGTAGTTGAACAGGTACAGTTCAAAGGTCTTTTAGAAGAGCAAAAATACTATAATGATTCTACTCACTGGGGCATATTTTATGCAACAGTGAGAGAAATAACTGTAGGAAATCTTACAAAAGGCATGAGATATTGTATTAAAGGAAATATTCATACGCCTATTATAGGAAAAGTTTACGACATAAAAGGTGAAATGGACTACAGCCCCACCTGGGGAGAGCAAATTAGTATTCTTGAAAGCTCTATGAATAATGATTTAGCTGAAACTGATATTAGAGGTCAAAAATATATTCTCTGCAAACTATTCCCCAAACATGTACAAAGAATGTATGAGACTTTAGATAATCCTTACTTAGCTTTAAAAGAAGGGAACGTAAAAGAACTTACAAAAATTAAAGGATGTGGCCCTAACGTAGCTACTAAGTGGATTGAGAAATTTAATGATACTTATGACAAACACAAAGCTTATATTGATTTAGCCAGATATTCTATTACTGATAAATTGATAGAAAAGATTATTAAATACTATCATGAAGATGTAGATAAAGCCGTTGATGTAGTAAAAAATCATCCATATGATTTGACAATCATAAGAGGGATAGGTTGGAAAACAGCCGATGATATAGCACTGCAGAATGGAGCTGATCCTTATGGTATAGATCGGATTGAAACTTGTATTAAAATGTTTCTAAGGAATCAAGGAGAGAATGGAAAATCATTTAGTTATTCAGAAGAAATCATGCAAGAGTTAATAGATAAAATAGGAGAAGAAGTACCTGATTTGAATATCGCTGAAGCGATACATGATTTACAAGATTCCCAAATGATTGTATGGAATAAAGAAAAAACTAAGATAGGATTGAAATGGTATTATGACTTAGAATATTCGATAGCTGAACATTTAGTAAGATTAAAAAATGCCCCTAATAAATTTAAGTATAGTAACTGGCTAGAGATAATTAAAAAGAAAGAAAAAGCTCAAGGATGGGATTATACAGAGCAACAGCTTGAGGGTATTAAAATGGTTCTCGATAATCAGTTATGCTGTATCTCCGGTTACGGCGGAACAGGTAAGACGAGTATTATTGATGGTATTCTTACTATCCTGCAAGATTATAAAAGTGTAACAGTAGCTTTAGCCGGAAGAGCTGCGGCGAGAATTAGTGAAGCTTCTGGTAAAGAAAGTCAAACAATTCATAAGTTACTCAAACTCAAATATGGAGATCCAAGAACACCATTTGACTATGAGTATGATCCTTTAGATTATGACATTATTGTAGTGGACGAAATGTCTATGATTGATGGTTATCTTTTTAAGCAATTACTGAAAGCGTGTGCTACTGGAACAAAAGTAATCTTTATTGGAGATGTGGGGCAGCTAGAATCTATAGGTTCCTGTGCAGTAGCTGCTGATATGCTTGAATCTAAATATATATCTTCAATTTTCCTTGATAAAATTCATAGACAAGCTCAGAAATCAGCGATTATTACTGAAAGTATTCGAGTGAGACAAGGAAAACAATTAACTTCTGATGGGTGGACTGGAGAAGAAACAAGAGGTGAACTTCAGGACATGATTCTTAATTGCTATACTGATAAATCTAATACATATCATAATATAGTGCAGTATTTTAAAGAAGAAATCAAACATGCTAAATCTATTCTGGATGTGCAAATCATTGTTCCTTGTAAACAAGGAGTGTCTTCAGTAGCTTCTTTAAATCATATAGCTCAACAGATATACAACCCCAAATCAAAAAAGCAATACAAAATTATGAAAAGTGGAGTAGTTCAATGGGTATTAAAAGTAGGAGATAAAGTTATAAACAAACAGAATAAGTACCAGATAATTAATTCTGATGGTTCAGTTGTAGATATCTTTAATGGAAACTTAGGCATCATAAAAGATATAAAAGATGATTATATCCTGATAGATTTTCAAGGAATTGGCTATGTAGAAGTACCTAAATCACATGCTCCTTATATAGAGCTTGGATATGCAATAACTTGTCATTCAGCTCAAGGAAGTCAGTTTGATACAGTTATTGGAGGAATAGACTTTTCAATGTTTATTATGCTTAATAAAGAACTCTTATACACCATGATTACTAGAGCCAGTAAAAAATTTATACTATGTGCTCAGACTAAGGCTCTGCAATACGCAATTACTAAAGAACAGATTATCCATAGACAAACTTATCTTATGGATGATTTAGATGAATTATGTAACAAGAAATTTGATTTTTAGGAGGTATAAATATGGATGAATACAAAGAGCCATCATATAAGAATATGACAATTACACAGGTGATTGATAGATTATCAGATATTGCTGATAGCGCTCAATATTGTGAAATAGAAGGCATCTTATGTAGAGCAATTGCTATGCTTAAAGACTATAGATCAATAGATGAATTTATTAATGAACCGATGGGAGGCGGGTATTATGGCGTTTAGTCACGATATTACTTTCTGTGCAGGAGAGTTAGTGGATTGTCCTAAAAAAGAATCCTGTTATAGATACAAAGAAGTAGATAGATTCCAGCCAGGAGAAGTATTTTCTATGGCTACTCTATATAAAGCAGCTTGTTGTGAAGCTAATGATTTTCAATTATTCATAGGAGATAACAATGAAATGTGTGAGGAAAGAACAATATGAGTGTATATATTTAACAAAACAAAATCGAGAAGAAGTTTTGAAAATATTTGAGCCTAATATTGATGGTGAACATATATTTATCAAAGAAGATAATGACAGGCATTGTATTGTTGAACATCTCGGTTGGTATAGAACATATTACTTCTATAATCGGTGGTATGTTTTAGGATTAGAAGATTATACATGGAATTGCTATACAGACGAAGAATTTAAAGAAGAATTTGAATTAGTAGAAGGGAGGTAACTAAAATAATAGTTTTAGATGACAAAAACTTTTGTGTAAAAGAAGTTGCTAGTATGGAACCGCCACATATCAACATCATTGTCGTGTATCCAGTGGAATTTATTGGTGATCCAGTGCTAGAAGAAAATATCCCTAAAATGCTTTCGGTAGTTAGAGAATATATTAAAGAGTATGAATCATATTTAACATTTAAAACAAAAATAGGGAATACTGTATGGGATTCAGAGAAACTTAAATATGGCAATATAGCATATGAGCACCAGGAAAGAGCAGATAAATTAGCAGAAAAAATGAACGAAGGTATTAGTCCTTATTTTTGGTATGTTGGCAAAGTATCTGAGAATGTAGTATTCAATGAAATTTCACGAAAAGTTGATTACGCAGTATGTTTAGAAAAGATGATTTGAGAGATAAGGAGGACAAGAGTGAAAATTAATAGAATTAAAGATTTTGAATCATTTTTTAAAGTAGTAGATAAATGTAAAGGAAGAGTAGATATTGTCTCACCGGAAGGTGACAATATTGTCCTTAACAGTCAGTTATGCAGATTTGTTTTAACTGCTTTGGTACAGTCAGGGGACACTTTATTAGATACTCTTGAATTGCATTGTGAGAACCCTGATGATGCAGCTTTGTTTATTAAATATATGATGGAGGAATAAAATGAAAAGATTAAATATTTATTTAGCTGGTGCTTGCAAAGGATTAGTTGATGAAGGGACATCTTGGAGGAATGAAGCTTTTGAGAGATTTATTTTAGCACAAAAATATTTAGATCTTATTGCATATCACTTATATGATCCAACAGAGTATTTTCCTAGAGATGGCTCTAAATCTATTACAGCCAAGCAGACAAAAAATTTCTATATAAAGTATCTCATCGCCAATAGTGATTTGATTTTAGTAAACCTTAATAATACTGAAAATTCTGTGGGAACTGGACAGGAATTACAATATGCAGTTGATAAAGGGATACCTGTTATTGGATTTGGGAAACAGAATGTATATGAATGGCTTCCTGAAGATTGTGATGTAGTGTTTGATACTCTTGAAGAAGCTGTTGATTATATTATTAATTATTACGATTAAGGAGAATGTGTATGACAGTACAGGAATGGTTAGGAACAGAGAATCAATTAGGACAAGACATTTGGGAAAGAAAATACAGATATGAAAATGAAACTTTTGATGAGTGGATTAATCGTGTATCTGGTGGAAATTCAGAAATTGCTAATTTAATTAAAGAGAAAAAGTTCTTATTTGGAGGTCGCATTCTTGCTAATAGAGGTCTTGAGAATAAAGGACGTAAAATTAGTCTCAGTAATTGCTATGTAATTGAACCACCAGAAGACAATATTGAAAGTATCTTTGACTGCGCTAAAAAACTTGCTCGTACATATAGCTATGGTGGTGGATGTGGAGTTGATATTAGTAAATTATCTCCAAGAGGTGCAAAGGTCAATAATGCCGCTAAAGAAACAACTGGTTCTGTATCATTTATGGACTTATATTCTATGGTTACTGGATTAATCGGGCAAGCGGGACGTAGAGGAGCTTTAATGCTTAGTCTTTCATGTGAGCATCCAGACTTAGAAGAGTTTATTGGTATTAAATCAGACCTTGATAGAGTCACAAAAGCTAATATTTCTATTAGAATTACAGACAAGTTTATGGCTGCGGTAAAGAATAAAACTCCATTTACTTTATCATTTACTAGGTTAGAAACAGGAGAAACCATCACTAAAGAAATTGATGCATATGAAATGTTCCATAAAATGTGTGAAATGAACTGGGATTATGCTGAACCTGGAATGCTTTTCTGGGACAGAATCAATAACTGGAATTTACTTAGTTGTGATGATGAGTTTGAATATGCAGGAACAAATCCATGCGCAGAAGAACCTTTGCCAGCGGGAGGTTCATGCCTTCTTGGTAGCATTAACCTAGCTGAATTTGCATGTGATACAGGATTTGATTTTGAGAGTTTTAAGCATTGTGTCAAATCGTCTGTTATTGCATTAAATGAAGTATTAGATGAAGGACTTCCACTCCATCCATTAAAAGAACAAAGAGAATCTGTATATGATTGGAGACAGATTGGACTTGGAATCTTTGGTCTTGCCGATTTGCTTATTAAACTGGGAATTAAATATGGTAGTCCAGAAGCCATTGATTTATGTGACATGATTGGACATACTATGGCAGATATGGCAATTAAAACATCTGCTGTGTTAGCAAAAGAATATGGTGTATATCCTAAATATAAACCAGAAGCGGTAGAACAATCAGCGTTTTATAGTAAAAATGCATTAGGAGAAACAAAAGAATTAGTAGAATCATTTGGACTTAGAAACTCTCAGTTACTTACAATTGCACCAACTGGATCTCTTTCAACTATGCTTGGTGTGTCTGGTGGTATTGAACCTATTTTTGCAAACTACTATACAAGAAAAACAGAGTCTCTTAAAGGTCATGATGAATATTATAAAGTCTACACTCCAATTGTAAAAGAATATATGGATAAACATGGATTAAAAGATGATTCTGAATTACCAGATTACTTTGTAACAGCTCAGACACTGGATTATAAGAACAGAATCTATATGCAAAGTATTTGGCAGTCACACATTGATGCATCTATCAGTTCTACTGTTAATGTTCCAAATGATTTTACAGTTGAACAGGTGGAAGGATTATACATGACTGCATGGGATGCAGGATTAAAAGGTGTAACTATCTTTAGAGATGGATGTAAACGTGCAGGTATTCTTACTATTAAAGAGAATGTAGAAGATATTGTAGAAAAACCTCACAGATTAGAAAGAGGAATGATCATCAAAGCAGATGATAATTGCATTGGCAAAAAGAGAACTCTTAGGACAGGTTGTGGAACACTCCATTGTGAAGCTTTCTTTGATCCAGACAATGGCCAGTTGCTTGAAACTTATTTCAGTAAAGGGTCTTCCGGTGGGTGTAATAATTTTATGATTGGACTTTCGAGAATGATTTCTTTGGCAGCTAGAGGCGGAATTGATGTTTATTCCATAGTAGATCAGTTAAAATCTTCTGGTACCTGTCCATCATATGCGGTTAGAACAGCTACTAAGCACGATACATCTAAAGGCAGCAGTTGCCCTGTAGCTATTGGAAATGCTCTTCTTGAAATGTATGAAGAGATGATGGATGAAGTAGGTTTTTCAGATATTGAAGAAAAAGAATTAGAAGTTATTACACCTAAAATTGTACCAGTTTCTAAGGCGAAATGTCCTCAGTGTGGTGGAGAATTAGTCTTTGAAGGTGGCTGTAACACTTGCAAGAATTGTGGATGGAGTAAATGTGATTAATGAAAGTAATAGAAAAAGGTGACAAGCTCTATTATACAAGAATTTTCCCTACAGTAGGTATCTATGATGTCTGTGATTTGACTGTTCGTACAGTCACAGACACCTACTTTGTAGGTATGGATAAAAGAGATAAACATGAGTATCTCTTAGGATTTAATACTGTAGGAGAAGTAGTATTTGATAGTAAAAAAGTCGCATTGAATAAAGTACATGAAGCTGAGAAACATAAATTAAATATCAGTGATGAGACTGACTATGAGGAATATTAACAATGATTGATAAAGAAGTTATTGATAAAGAAAGAATGTATGCTGAAAATCAGCTTAAAGAAAAATCTGGTAGTAACATTGTTGTTGAATGGATGTCAGCAATAAAAGAAATTGCAGAAAATGGATATGCCTTGTCTAGCGCAAACGTTCATTCGAAAGATGAAAAATTTCAAAAGATTATTGGTATGTGTAATGCAGTTATTATGGTATTAAAGGAGAATTAATATATGGAATTTGCAAAAGCAATAGCATGGATTTCAACTGCTGTAGCAGTAATAATAGGTATGAAAATTACAGAATCTCCATGGTGCTTGTGGGCGTTTTTATTACCATTGTCAATGAGTTAAAGTTACGTGATAATGTGGATGTGGAATTTGAAATCTTAGCAGAGGAGTTTAAAAGATGAAGGATAATATATATTTAGTTATAAGAGAAAAAGATAATGTAGTTGTGTCTATTATGATGAATAAATTAGACCATACATATTCTTTCGTAAATCTTACAAAAGGACACATTTGCACTTGTAAATTTGATTCAATTGAAGATGCTATAAAGGATATGGAAGAGAAGAAAGACAATGGTGAGATTATAGATTTTATAAATATGGAGGCAAGGATTTAATGGATTGGAGAAATAGAAAGTATTATCAAGTGAATCCAGTATATTCATATCACGACTGTATCAAAAGACTAAAAAAGATTAATTCAGTAAAAATTAGTCCTCCATTTAGAGTATCAGGAGGTATATTATTTCCTAAATTTACGCTTGGATTTAATACAGACAAAGAAACATTGGTCTTAGAAATTTTGCAATCAAGTAAATATAAAGATTGCAATCCAATATATAAAGAAATTACTAAGGAAATGATAGGACAGTGATTTAATGAATTGTTTCAATTGTGATTATTACAGAGAGAACCATATGCTCAACTATTGTGAGTTGACACAAGAAGAATGTTTCTGTGTTAAAACAAAAGAACATCCTTGTTACTATATTAATGATGATTATACTTTTAAAGAAGATATTCCGTTCTTTGGATTTAAGAAAGGAACTGGTTCTAAAGAGGTTTTTAAATGGCAAAATATCTAATGAAATATAAAGGTACTTACAGACTAAAAGCTGCAATAGATCAAAGTACCAATGATTATCCCAGAGATGATTCTGGAGGAATAGACCCAAGTTTTGATGATATTTATATCAAATGCTATGGTGGTGCTCAGATATATCATTATGGTTTTTCTACTCTTGTGGCTTACATTCCATCTATAGGAAGAGGACACAATATTTTAAAAGCTATAGCTAATGATATTGGACTACCGGAATATAAGACTTATGAAGAATTATACAAAGCACTTGAAGATGAAGGAACTGTACGAAGTATCATGGAAAATGATAAAGAAATAGAATTTAAGTTCCATGCTCGTAAGTTAGAATACATAGCATCTTTTCTTAAACCTGCAACTGCAGGATCAGATATTAGTCCTTTCTCGACTAAGAACTTACCCAAATGTGATTACCCTATTCCTGATGAAGATTTAGCAGAATACAACGCTATTTTGGATTCTATGGACAACAAGGATTACTTGTTAGTCTCTAGGGTAACTGACGCTTTTTTGACCAATAAACTTCAAAAAAGTAAGCAGTATAGGACAATTGATTTGAAAAAAGATATGAAGAAAAAATGTTTAAAAACTAAAGAATATATCCATTCATTAGGTGAATGGGACAAATATATTAAGTATTTAAAAGAAAATATAAAATGAAAGGTCAGATTAGTTTATGACATTGCAAGGAGTAATAAAAGACTTCAATTTATCTGATGATATATATTATATTCTTAAAAAGAAAGATATTAAAATACCAATAAAAAGATATAAAAATATAGAAGTATGTGAGTATTGGTATGATGATGAGAGTCGTCCAGATACATGTTGCTGGATAGAAGTTGAAGGTATTGGTTATGGATGGATATGGTGTGCTAATAATCTACGTAGTAAATCAAGAATTTTACAGAAAAGAGCAATAAGGAAATTTGCTATGGACTTGTTAAAACCAGAAGATGAAAATACTAATATTTTATGTTTTGATGACCCAAATAAAAAAGTTCATGTATATGGATTTATTCCTAAAGACAATAAAAATGTTTATATTCAAATCAGACTAAGTGATGAAGAATTACATTTTTAGCATGAACTTATCAATAAAAGAATCACAATAATACATACACAAAGGAGATTATTAATATGGCAAAAAGAGTTGCAAAATTTGAAAAAGTATCTTATGAACAGTTTGAAACAGCATGGAAAGATTCATTCAGTAAGCCGTCAATGATTACTGATAAAACAATTAAAGATGCATATTACCCTATTGAACTTCCTCAGAGAGCAACTAAAGGTAGTGCTGGCTATGACTTCTATTCACCGTTGTCATTTGTGTTAGAGCCGGGAGAAACAATTAAGATTCCAACTGGTATTCGTTGCGGAATGAACAATGATTGGGTACTAATGTTGTTTCCAAGAAGTGGTTTAGGTTTTAAATATAGAATAAGACTTGAGAACACAGTTGGCATCATTGACAGTGATTATTTCTATTCAGATAACGAAGGGCATATTATGGTTAAAATTACCAATGAAGGGGTTAAAACTATGAAAGTAGCTAAAGGTGATGGCTTCTGTCAGGGGATTTTCTTACCTTATGGAATTACAGAAGATGATAAAACTGAGGGTACTCGTAATGGTGGATTTGGAAGTACAGATAAATAAAAAATAGAGGCGCTGAATAGAGTGCCTCTAAAAAAAATGTGTGTTGGTTGTGTACAAGTGAAGTGTATAGAACAACCATCTACACTATATCATACTATTTAACAAAAAGAAAGGATAAAGATGAAAATTCGACTAAATGATTCGACAGATGCTACAGAAATTGTCAGTATTGCCAATAGATTTAAAAATTGTGATATTGATGCACAGTTCGGAAGATATGTTATTGATTTAAAGTCTATTCTGGGAGTCTTATCTTTTGGATTACCAAAAGATATTGACATAAATATTATGGGTCCAGAAATAGATATAGAAATTTTTAATAAAGCTATTAAAAAGTGGAGGGTTTAACTATGAAATTTGAAAGAACACATGTATATAACTTTGAAGAAGCACTTTATGGAATGAGACTGCCGTTAATGTCTCATAGTAAGAGTGATAGTACTAATTGTATTGATAAAGAATGCGATCATTGTCCTTTTGTATACGAAGATTATAACTGTGATATGATGGATTATATTATTGGCCCAAACGATATGGATTTATGTCAGAGACTTATCAGTGCCGGACCAGAGCATAGAAAATTTTTAAGACAGATTTCTGTAGCTGTTACTATTACCGCACCGCTTTATTGGTGGAAAGAGTACGATACATACAAAGTAGGAACAGTAGCTAATAGTTCCAGTACAATGCACAAACTTGCTAGTACACCTATTACTTTGGAATGTTTTGAAACAGACGATTTCAATTCAGAGATTGAAGATCCAGCAGCTATTATTGATCAGTGTGAGTATTATAGACAGAAATATCTTGAGACTAAAGACAAGCGTTATTGGAAAGCTTTAGTACGTTGGTTACCTAATGGATGGCTTCAGACAAGAACTCTCAGTTTGAATTATGAGAATCTTCGTTCTATGTATTTTCAGAGGAAGTCTCATAAATTAACTGAATGGCATCAGTTCTGTGATTGGATTTTAACTCTTCCTTATGCTAAGGAGTTAATTACTTATACAAAGGAGACTAAAGAATGATAGTACTTGTAGGAGAATCAGCATCAGGTAAAAGTTCTATTGAAAGAGAGCTTATTGCTTTAGGTTTTAATAAAATAGTTACATATACTACTAGACCTATGAGAAAAGAAGATGTAGATGGAGAAACATATCATTTTATTACAGAAGAGCAATTTAATGATATGATAGAAAAAGATCTTTTTGCTGAACATGCTTCTTACAATGGTTGGCAATATGGAACAGCCAAAGAAGACTGTACAGATGATAAAGTAGTTGTCTTGACTCCTCATGGGCTCAGACAATTAAGGAAGAACAAAGATTTGCATATTATATCTTTCTATATTGATGTTCCTCGAAGGGATAGATTAATTAAAATTCTGGAACGTGGTGACGACATAGAAGAAGCCTATAGGAGAAATCTATCTGATGTGGGTCAATTTGATGGTATTAAGGATGAAGTAGATTATGTAATTTCAAATAAAGGCTATTCATGGAGTCCTTTAAATATGGCTCATATAATCAAAAGGAGTATGGAATGGATGAAATGTTAACTCCAACAGATATACAAAAACATCTTAAAATAGGACGCAACAAAACATATCAGCTTATTCAATTAAGTTCTTTTCCTAAAATAAAAATAGGAAATACATACAGAATTCCTAAAGAAAAATATTTGAAATGGGTGTCTGATAATATACGTAAAACAATATTTTTATAA